CCGGTGGGACGGGTATACCAAAATCAATAACCTGTACCTTTAATATCCGCAAGGACGGTGGATCGGTGATAGATTCTGCTTCATTCACATGTACCGCAACGTCAGAACCATAATTTTAATTATCATTAACTACGGTATAATAAATATATATATTAACAATTAAAGGACACAACAATGGCAATTACTTTGACTACCCCGATAGCTATTCCTGACGTCGCACAACAGGGTATTGTGAAAATAGACTTTTCATTCCCACATTACACTGATGCCGGAATTATGAAGCTTAATAAAAATGAAATAATGGTCGTTTTCTGGGTACATACTTGGGCTGGCGACGGTACACTGATATCTGAAAACAGATATGTAGCACGTTTTGATGATTGGCCCCCTGCATTCACAAATGATGTTAGAGATGTTTATGATAAAATAGAACAATATGCTATTTCTCAGGGTTATATTAGTGACGGAATCGGAGAAATTGTAGAGCCGGATTCTGTTCCCTAATAAAAAATGGCCGCTATATAGCGGCCATAAAAATTAAAAATATTTTATTTTTATTAACTTAAGCTAAAGATTCTATTTTGTGTAGCTTCCGGCGTCCACGTAATGTCTCCATCTTGTAAACTAATCGCTGTAGTACCATCGGACGTGAAGTCTATAAAACAAACCGCTGCATTGGTGACAGCCGAACTGGTATTATAAATTATTCCGGCCTTAATGTTTGTCGGACCAGTTCCGTTTTGACTCCATGTAATTGTGCCGCCGGTATGCTTGAAGTCGGCTGTACCTCCGGCTTCTGTCCACGTGGTAGTCAATGTTTGACCTCCACCAGTATAGCCTCCTCCAGAAACTTCGGTATAATCGCCAAGTGCTGGGGTAGCGTCGGCGGCAGTAGGGATGGTAGTAATTAGCGCTATTTTAAAAGTATCGCCATCTAGATCGTGGGTACCGTCGCCAATATTTTTAGCGAACTCCTCAAATAATGTAAGTGTACCTTGTGCCATTTTTTAAAACTCCTTTAAATTTATAAAACTATTTATCTTTTTTTGTTAACCCGTTAATCTGAATTCTATTACACAAGTAGCAGATCCTGTAGTGCCAGCAGTAGCCACGGTTGCGTTTGCAGTTACACCGGCACCGCCATTTGCAAGATATGTGTCTGTAATGTATGTGTCTGTTGCTTCCGGATCGTTTTCGATTGCCGCCATATATGCTGCCGCACCGTTCGTTGGATCTCCTACGGTGACCGTTGTGGTAGTATCTGAGGCAGTATCAACATCAAGCAAGGTCCGTAAAATGACTGCATTGGCGGGAATAGTACCTATGGACTGGGCAGTCGCTGAAGTCAGGTCAACCGTACCTGAAATACTATCGACATTACCTCCAGCTACCGTACTAATTTGGTCATCTACGTATTTTTTATTAGGTATATCATCGTCTGCCGTTACATTATCTTCATAATTTCCAGTACCCGCAGTAACGGCAATAACGCCCGTGCCGTTTAATGTGAAGTTAATATCTACGTTGGTCTCGGACCCTGTACCCAATCCTATGGTAGGTGCTACTCCAGTAGCACCTGCTATAATAGACAGGCCGTTTATTGCGCTTGCTGTGTCTTGTAACTCAAGAACTTCTTCGCCACTGCCATTAGCTAATGTTATTTGTCCCGTTCCATTTGGCTGAATAATTAAATTGCCGTTGGTATCAGTAATAGACAATGTATTACCATTTAAATTAATATTATCTACGTCTAGGTCGCCGGTAACGTCTACCCCACCAGTTATTGCTAAAGCCGAACCACTCCAAGTAAAGTTGCCATCTCCTTCAATATTTGTCCCAGAAGTAAAAACAGCTACCCTGTTATCTACACCATCAGACGAAGTTACAGTACCGGTAGTAGTGCTATAGTTATAACTAAGAATTCTATCATCGATTGCTGCAGAGGTCATAATTGACGTATCGTTGTCAGCAAAACCTTCCCCACTGGTTTGAACTGCAGTTAGCGAAACACTATCCAGCCCCAAGGTAGTCAACCCAGTCATTGACCCAGCGTCAACTATTATAGTGCCGTCTAATACGAGCTGTTGCCCGGCCAATGGAGTTATATTAAGGTCTGTTCCTGCAGTACTCGAAATGGTGTTTCCATTGATGTTGATGTTGTCAACATCTAAATCACCGGTAATATCGAATGCCCCGGTTAGGGCCAAGGTTGTTCCATTGAAAGTAAACAGTCCGCCACTATCTTCTACTAATCCGCCTGTCCCTGCTATGAGAACATCGTTATTAGTGAGATCTGCCACTGTTAATGTGTTTCCAGTGCTAACCGTTACATTATTATTGAATGTTGAGCTAGCTGCTGTAATTACAACGTCGCCAGTGCCACCATCAAAATCAAATGATATTTCCCCCGTTCCCGCATCAGTGACTTGCAAGGTGGTGTCGCCGTCCGTAATGCTGCTTGACGAAGTTCCCGCAGTCATATACGACTTTAGTTTGGCAGCAGTTATTGCATAGTTGCCTATTCCCTCGGTACCGCCAGCAACAGAATGATAAATCAATAATTCATCTGCATCATCGACACTGTCCGTGGTCAGGTTAGACTGACCCACAATGTCTATTCCAATGGTAGGATTGCCCCCAGTACCATTTCCGTTAGTAACGCTGATTCCTTCATCTCCAGCAACCGATGATGCGGTAATGGTAACATTGGTCGGAGCAGAAGATCCGTTACCAACAACAATGCCAGTACCCAAGTTGGAACCTGTTTCTGTAACAATTCCTAAGTCTGCGATAACTTCACTCAACGTTGCTTCATACGTGTTATTGGAATCACTTACATCTTTGACAACAATTGTATCAGTGGAAACCAAGGTATCGGAATAATTGGGCACTGAATCAATATCCAATGCTAGTGTATTGCCAGATTTAGTTAAACCAGCACCGGCAATGACGTCGCCGCTTGCACTGAACAACGCCCAGACCAAATTATCAGAATTTAGGGTTAGTATTCCGTCTCCCTGCAACACCCACCCAGTATTAGCATTGTCAGTGCCTTGTTCAACGAACACATAGTTACCGCTAGATACTTCGCCTGCGGGGGAACCGTCATGATCTTCTGCACGTTCCCATACGCCATTTGCTCCGGTACCCACGGTTGTCACCACGTATATGCCATTTTGCGTTTGTGTTGTGTCGTCTTTAACTAGAATGCGGTCATTGAGAGCCAAGCTAACACCGTCTATCGTGTTTGCCATGGCTGTGAATTCGCCGGTACCTCCGGTCCCGCCGGAAGAGTTATAAGATCCGCCCGGATCGGCAGTGGTTGCTACTCTAACAGATTCTTTGGGGTCTAAACCCGCAGATACACCATCGACATATGCTTTTGTAACGGCATCGTCATCGTTTACCGGAGTGGCGACTTGTAAGGTTTCCAAGGTAGAGCCATCGGATTCGGTTAACTTAAACAAACTCCCCGAATAAAGAAGCCTGCCACCGGCTTTTCCTAACTGAATATCTGGTCCAACACCAGAAATACCATAATGTTTAGTCATATTGAAAATCTCTCTTTGTTGTTATTATTTATCTAAATAACCAGATCATTGATAACTCAGGATTATTTCTATATCTCCTTGACTTGAACCACCCGGATCAAAATACGCATTTATACTAACATCCGATCCAGTATCATAGAGGTGGTCGCTGTGTATAACATACGTGCCTGTAGCAGACAAATCGTGAATTTCATTATCCATTAATCTTTCATTATCTCCGACATCTCCTATTGTTAGTGTAGGGGATCCGTCAAAACTATTATTGACAACCACAGTTATTAACGTAATTCGTGAATTATTACTGATTTTACCTATTTCGTAGGTATTACTACTATATGTATAATTCAATAACAGGTGTATAGTGTCTGCGTCTGTTTTAGCTGAATCCTGCGTTGCTATGACAACCCACGAACTTCCATCCCACAAGTATTGTGCCCATTCTCCGTTACCACTATCAACCACAAATACCTGATCTCCTATAAGCGGAGATAATGCATCCCTGCCGGGGATATCGCCGACTACCAGTAGGCTAGCTTCTCGTAATGTTTGTTCGACGGTAAGGGCAGCAGCTTTTTGTCCATTTTCACAGGAAAAAATTCCAAAATCTTCTAAAACAGTACCACTAATATTACGTAATTCTATGGAACGAGCGTCGTCTGCTTCTAATCTTAAATTGACTCCCGAAACCGACGATACAGATAGGGGGAGTCCTGATCCGGAGTTCCCTCCCGCAAACCCAACTCCATTAGCATCCGTTGTGCCGTTGGTTATGGTGAGCGCGTTGCCATTTAGACTTTGTATTCGAATAGCATTCGATGACACGACGTCGGCAACTATGTCGGTGTTACCAGCTCCCAACATATCTCGATTTATAGCTTCAACCATGTCTTCCTCAACCGCAATATTAAGACCAGTTTCTAGTAATCCTTGTGTGTTAATGTCAAACACAACAGTTATTCCATTTATAATAGCAGTCGGAGATGTGCTTGTATATAAACCGGGCTGGCCGTAGAATAGGGACGAAACTGCTGTTCTCATTTCGTTGGGTACCGGCTGGGATGAGGCACTAACTCCAGTAATACTTTGTATTGCATTGATATCATTGGTAATATCAGCGATTGTTCCAGTTCCAGACACTACTATCAGTTCGTTGTTTAGCTCAAATGTATATCCAGCAGTGGTGCTTGGGTTAATAACCGTACCGACATTATATGATAGAGTATTATTTCTTAGTTTTACATAAACTATTTTTTTGGAACTAGAGCTTAATGTGAGTTTTCCGGGTGACGACCCATCGATATATAAATCATCACATTTGTCTCCAACCAAATAATCGAAATCATCTTTGACTTTCTGTGGTGGTAATACATAAAAATCATTTGGTGTTGGGCCTATCATAACGACTTCACCAACTACGCGACTGTTGGTCTGATCAGCCAAGACGAAGGAATTCGTACTGGAATCAGCCGCTACAATGTCTCCAATTTCAAAAGAATGTCCTTCTTCCGTGAGATTAAAGAAAAACTGATCGTTAAACGAAAGAAACCTGCTCGAAATATTGGCGTAAAATGTCTTCGATACTCCGCTAGGCACAATTGGGTCTAAACCCGGCATACCCTCCTCATTGAGGCCGAAGATAATAGCTTGTCCAACACCCAGCGCCCCGTCGCCGGATCCCCCCGGATCACGGAAGGTGTTATATCGCATGATATCTTCTACAATAACGGTGGCGCTTGTTCGTGTTTTTCTTTCCACGGATATAATCTGCAGACTCAGGCCACTGTTGTTATTGGATATCCAATCCCCCACATTTATATCATACCCAGAGTATTCATAGGGCTGTCGTGTCAAATGGCTACTGTGAGTTTGGGGACTAATCGACAGCTCCAGTTGCCACGTATAATATTTGGGTGATATACCACCCTGCCACCATGGGTCGCCCGTGCCGTCTTCGTATGGCCAAGTATCCATGCCCGTCTGCGTCCGTATAGAGGTGGATATAACTTTGTTAGGACGATTCAAGGACATTCTATCAACCTGCCATCAGAAACCTCAGGAATAAATTAGCTCTACTTGAAAAAGCTGCTGATGCTCCTGTATCTGATTGACGTAACTGCAGTTCTATACTAGGCGTACCTGTAGCCGGATTAATCAAGTCAGGATTGTTTGCATCTCCGCTGGTATCATCACTTATAGCCCTAGAACCTATAAAACTAGAAGCGTCTCGTATATTCCACTGGTTGTTTTCGTGATCTTGCCCATATGACATTATCGATACTGGTGGGAAAGCATATCCAGAAAAGGTAAATTCAACAACGCAATTCACTCCGTCAATCACGGTTGCCGTTATTCCGGCGGTTTCGGACACTACAGCATCGATGGCAGACAGGTCTCCTCCAGCTCCGGCAGTATATTTTAAAACAACATCTTCTGAAGTTGGCTGGGGGGATGGGGTCCAATTGGCACCATCGTAAACTAAAGCGTCATTGGTTACTGGCGCAGTAGTCGTCAGATCAACGTCCGTGAGGTCATCTAAGCTAACAGGAACATCCTGTGTACCAAAATATAAATTTCCGGACCCGTCTGTCAATAGGGCACTTCCATTGGCACCATCGGCAGCTGGCCACACAAACCCATCCAATACTAAGCTTCCGGTGCCATCAGGAGTCAATATTATATCTCTGTTTGTTGTGCTTACAATTGCATAATCAGAAACATCCAAATCACCACCTAATTCTGGTGTTAAATCACCGGCTAACTCTGTCAAACCAGTGCCAATGGATACTTCCGTCGTAAACCATTCGGTCCCATCAGTATATAACCTTACCGAGCCACCGTTGTCCGATATTTGTATAGAGCCAGCACCATTTATAAATTGGCCACCAAACCCACTGATCGTTATTGGATTACCAGATGCGGCATCGGTTTCGTCTTTAATAACCAAATTTTTACCTTCACCAGACAGCCCGGCGTCGGGCAGCGTAATTGTTCTCTCGGCAGTTGTGTCGGCAACTCCAACCACTGCGTCATCGCGCTCCACAGTGTAGTCATCGATGATCTTGACGTAATTGCCCCCATTAGCATCCGCAATAACAATGTCATCGTTAACGGTGGTGATTGTTATTCCGCTTCCTTCCTTGATGGTAAACAATTCAAAAGTATTGTTACTATATGCTGAACCCTTCTTAATAACACTTTCACCAGTACCACCCGATGCAGCCAGAATAGTTGTTGCGTATGAAGAGGCACCAACCCCACCTAGAAAATCCGCATCTCCATCAAATGCAATATCAATTGTTTCTGCATTTTCAGTCAGAGTAATGCCATCTCCAGCATTTAATGTCCGATAAGTTACCCCGGTAACAACGGGTTCTATGAGAACCTCTACGCCACCGCCTAAATTAGAAAAAGAACTAACATCGCTTAGAGAAGCAATCGTTATGTCATTGTCAGTGGATGTTAAATTAATCCCAGTCCCGCCGATTAGAGTTTTGAAGTCTAGTGTAGTAATACCATCTGCTTCACTCGCAGAACTATAAATACCTTCGCCAATGATACTTAAGTTGTTGCCAATTACACCACATGTTTCGCACAAATCTGAGTCAAAACCAGTGTACCCAATAATTTCTATATTATCCGGATATGCGGGTGCAGTAACAAAAGATACAGTAGTTGATGCTTCTGTCAATGGAGTTACGGTATACAGATCTGAGTGTTGTTTCACGCCGTTTATTGTAATCAAAAGGCTCCCGCATGAAATGGCATACCAAGGAATAGTATAGTTCTTAGTTGCATTGTCTCCGGTGGCTACAAAAATTCGATACGTACTGGCCCCAAATCCCCGTATGCCTATAACTTCTACCTCTTGGTTAATTGATGGGAGGACGTTGAAAGTCAGAACAGTAGCACCACTGGGGGTGTATGTTATAGTATATTCTGCGCTTCGCTTGATTACACCATCTATACTGACAACCAAACTATGTTTACTAACAGCAGTCCAATTTAGAGTTATTGAACTACCGGAACCATCTGCAACCCATTCATATCGCTTGATGCGATCACTATCAGTTACTTGAAATCCTGTTATTTCTATACTAACGTCTAGAGCGGGTGCTGACGCAAACGTAACTAATGTTGATTCAGTACCTACAGTAATGGCGTAATCATCATCGTATTGCTTAATTCCATCTAATGTAACTATTAAAGATTGTTCATTTATGGCGCTCCATGGTATAACAAACCCGGCGGTGGTGCCGTCTCCAGTGGCGTTATAACAGTTTATCATGTCTGCCGAACAATCGGCAGAATCGGTACTGTTGGTCGTAGTAGAACAGCCGTCAGAACTAGATTCCGCTTCTACAAAACAATTGGAATCAGTGTCATACACATATCCTTGTGTTTGATCTCCTGTTAAACAAATTTTTGGAATAGTCTGACCGTATAGAGTGGTCGAAGTTGCTATAATAGCCATAGTAAATATCCTAGTTCATTTTTATATATTTATCTAAAAATATAAAGAACTAAGATATCTGGTTATATGCTGAGTAAAACCTTGTTAATTTTCCCAACATCTAGGCTCATGATATCTTCGTTTGAAGCTGGGGCGCTTCCAAGATAATCACGAACCAAAACTGCCCGAAGAAAAGTAAAATTGCCTACAAAGGTAAAGGCATCTGATCCACTATCTCCCCCATTTGTTCCAGTGGGGTTTAGTGGGTCGACTGGATAACGAATTTCTGGGCCAACACTGTTGCTGCTTAATGAACCCAATCCTATATCAAACCAATCGTCTTCGGATGGGTCTAGAGAAAGGGTTCCTTGAATTCTAAACCCGCCATAGAAATTGGTGTAATGAACGCTTACGGTGTGTATCCCATCGGTGTTACCAAACCAACTATCAGCCCTAACTTTATCACCAGTTACTTCCCAATATTGGGAAGTATCCGATAACATGATCTGTGTCATTCTCATATATAAAACCCTTACATGTTTCTATGTATTTATCAAATATTACATATCAATTGCTGGTAAGGAAACATCATCATTGAGAAGGGTAATGACAAACTGGCCTTTCTGAAAATCTACTTTGGCCGTACCGCCATCGTTCAGTTCACCGAAGAGAATTTCACGGCTTAGCGGCTTTTTAATCTCATTTTGAAACAGTCGATTAAGCGGCCTTGCCCCCATCTGGTCATCGTAGCCGCTGACCATGAGTTCTTCCCTAGCCGCAGGGGTAATCATGATATTGACATTTTTGTTCTTTAGCATCTGATTGGTTTCGTCTACAATAGCAGATACTATGAGGTCCATTTCAACCATGGTCAATTTATTGAACTCAATCGTAGCATCTAAGCGATTACGAAATTCGGGTGTGAAAAATTGTTTAATGGCTTTAGAAACTTCTCCTGCTCGTTCTTGAGATCCAAACCCGATACTAAGTTTTTCTGCTTCTGATGCCCCTAAGTTGGAAGTCATCAATAATACGACATTGCTAAAATTGACTACTTTACCTTTGTTAGAAGTAAGATGCCCGTCGTCCATGATCTGCAAGAGAACTTGTAACACGCTGGGGTGGGCTTTTTCAACTTCATCTAAAAGCAAAACTGCACTTGGATTTTCTTCTATTCTAGCAATCAACTGTCCTTGGCCCATCTGCCCCTCATCATGTCCAACGTAGCCGGGAGGAGCGCCTAACAACTTAGACACAGAATGTTGTTCGGAATATTCTGACATATCAAACCTAACTAACTCCACTGACATAAGTTCAGCGAGCTTTTTAGCCATCCAAGTTTTACCCGTACCGGTGGGACCAACCATTAGCGCGGAAATAATTGGCTTGTTAATGTCTCGTAGGCCAGATTTAGAAATCATAACGGCATCTGTTACGACGTCGATTGCTTCGTCTTGTCCAAACACACGGTCTTTTAGACGAATATTGAGATTCTTGATCATGGTGTTCTCTTTCAAATCCACCATATCAATGGAAATTTTAGCTAACTTTGCTAATCTATCCTGAATATCATCAATAGTGACTGTTTTGTCGTTTCTAAGCTTTACCTTCGCACCAGCGGCATCCATGATATCAATCGCTTTGTCTGGGAGAAATTTATTGTGCATATATCGAACGCTCAAATCTACCGACATATCTAATGTTCCGTCAGCATACTCAACGCCATGGTACTCTTCGTAATATTTACGAAGTCCTTCGAGAATTTTCTTGGTATCTTCGGGTGAAGGAGGAAGAATATCTAATTTCTGAAAACGTCGCTGAAGTGCCTTGTCTTTTTCAAAATGCTGATGGTATTCATCATAAGTAGTAGCACCTATGCATGAAATATTGCCATTAGCTAACATGGGCTTAAGTAAATTTGCAGCATCCATGGTACCATTAGACGTAGCGCCTGCTCCCATGAGCATATGCACTTCATCTATAAAAAGAATAACATCGTCTCGGTTTTCAATTTGTTTAAGAATAGCTTTCAGCCTTTCTTCAAAATCTCCCCGGAACCTAGTACCAGCTAGAAGAGAACCTAAATCCAGAGAATAAACCTGTTTGTTTTTTAGAAGATCTGGCACTTCGTTTTCGACAATCATTCGGGCAAATCCCTCGGCAATGGCTGTTTTCCCAACACCTGCCTCTCCAACCATAATTACGTTATTTTTCTTCCTTAACGCTAAAATGTTTATGAGGTCAATAATCTCGTTTTCGCGCCCAATAACCGGGTCAATTTTTCCTTCTTTGCAGGTTTCGTTAAGATTCTTGCAAAAGGTTTCAAGAGCATCACCACCTTCGGTTCCGGTCTGACGCTGAGATTCCATTTCTTTGTTGATTTTATCCAGCGTAACGCCGTGCTTTTCAAAAATCTGCTTGGAAACGGAATTCTCCTCATGCAAAATACTCACCAAAATCATGACAGGACTGGGTTCTGGAGAATCAACAAAATGGGCCTTCACAACTGCGCGTCCCGATACCCTACGTACAGCGGTGGTGTCTTTGGGGTATCCACCAGCAGGATCATCCTGCGCGAGTTCAGGACGAGAAAGATATTGCTCTAATTTGTTTTTAATGTGATTGGGACTCCCCCCTACTGTCTCAATCATAGAAACTACTTCGGGATTTTCCATCAGCACTAACGCCAAATGTTCGGTCGTAACATATTTGTGATTTCTATGAGAGGCCAAAGTTGCGGCTTTTTTGATGATTTTTTCAAATTCCGGCATATCTGCTGACATTAAATTTTCTCCATTATACAGTGTATTGTTTGGGCGAATATATGTTGGTTATAATAACTTGTTTTTGCTCTTCTGTCAAGTCTGCAGGAACATAAATTTTACAAACAACATACAAATCCCCCACAGCATTATTTATTTCTGGGTTAGGCATACCCTTTCCTTTTATCCTGAGCATTTGTTCTGGTTGCGTTCCCTGAGGAACCTTTAAGGTGTATTTATCTCCATTCAAATGCCTGATGTCTGCGGTCGTCCCAAGCATAGCATCGAATACGTTGATGTGTAACTCAATATACAAATCATCATTTTGTCTATGAAAACGCTCATGTGGAACAACAGATACCTTAAATAACGTATTGTTGGCTTGAAACAAAGTACCATGCCGCGTACCTGCGGGTATATTAACAAGCTTGCCGTTGACGTTTTTTTGTACGCCCCCATAGACATCTTCCAATGTACATTGAACGCTGAACACATTCTGTTGCTGTCGCCTCGGTCTACGAAAACCACCACCAAAAATGTCACCAAATATAGACCCCAAGTCATCGGTGTTGAACGGTCCAAATCCAGAATCTTGATGCTCGAACACAGATCCAAAGCGACGTTGTGTGTCGTATTCCTGTCTTTTTTGGCTATTAGACAAGACGGCATTGGCTTCGTTTATTTCTTGAAATTTTTCTTTGGCTTGTGGATGATCAGAACGATCTGGATGCCACTCCTTCGCTAATGTTCTATAAGCCTTTTTTATTTCGGCTGTTGTAGCGTCTTCTGAGACGCCCAAAATCTCATAATAATTTTTCACAATAAGGTATTTTACGTATTATTTGTCTTCACCGTCGGGTTCGGGTGGGAAAAGCATCTTGTAGTACAACAACATTACGTTTTGTTGTTGGATATATCTTTTCATTTCTTCGTTGTTGAGTATATATTTTTCAAAATTTTCTATTGGAGTCGTAATCACAACAAAATCATTATTCTCTGGATCAAGTTGTTGATAAACTTCCCTAAGTTTGGCGTAATCCCATATTTCCCACTCAATGTCATATAATTCCAATGGATCGGGTGCGGTGGGGTGCATAACTAGCGGATCACGAACTTTAGTTTTAGTTGCAGTCATGGAACATGCGCTTAAAAAAAGAACGGCCAGTGCTATAGAAAATATTTTAATCATACTTAATTATACCGTTATTTCTCTTTCTTGTCAATGTTTTTGGGGTCCCAATCTTTCTGAGTAATAGATCGTAAATCTTGTAATTGTTTTTTAGCTATATTGTTGATAATATATTCGGTGTCGTTTGGATTTCTCCTTGCCGTCGTGGGTATATCCAATTCCGCAAGCATAGTTTTTAGCTGTAAAACCTGAGATTCTATTTCATCACTTCGTTCTTCTACTTTTGCTATTCCGCGTTGGCTTTTACCAAAAGATTCAGCCAATTTGTTCAATTCTTTTCGTTGTTCGTTGACCGCGTTGACTAGTAATTTTTTTTCTTCCGCATCTTTTTTCCAATTTTCCCAACTCTTAACAGCAACAATGCCCAATGCTCCTACCAAAAAAGGAATTGCAATCATAGATATTAAACTAATTTGTCCAAAGCCTTTATGTTTTTTCATGATTTATGCCTATATACTATTCGTCCCTTGGTCAGATCATATACACTGACTTCAACATCTACCGAATCGCCCAAAAGAACCCTAATATTATTTTTTCTAATCTTACCACTTATGGTGGCTATTAATTCATACTTTGGCTCTTCTATTTCAACCACGAACATACCAGATGGTCGGCATTCCACAACTACTCCCCTCAAAGACAACAGACTGCCGCTGTCTTTAGACATATCTATCCAAGATAATCATTTCCTTGTTGACGTCATTGCTAACGTATACGAGATTTCTTTCTACCATCACAGTATATGACTGGCCCAGCCACTTATCCAAAACTCGGGCCTCTCGTGGTACAAAATCTAAATCTACTCCAAGCAAATCTACTTTTTCCATCAAGGGGGCCTCTTTTCCATAGTCTATTACCTTGAAACACAGAGAACTACTGTGCCCCTCGAACGTTAAAATATTTCGGTATATATTATAATTATTGATCGTAGAATCTGCCAAAAATTCATTCAAATATTGCTCTATTGTTTTGGTGTCTTCTTTTATATTTTTTTTGTTCATTCTTTGCAAGGCGTATCCAGATGGTTTCAGCGGTATAACATCCATTGCCTCTTCCATGGTTAATAGAGATTTTTGCTTATATGTCGATACCATCCAGTCTACGGAATGGCCTACCAGTCTTTCAATCTCGCTTGTTATATACTCCATTTTGGCCCAAAATTCATTATCTCTTAACAATTCCACAAATACCAACCACTTACCATCTGGGTTAGGATTGGGCGAAACTTCTATGTCTTGTAAAACTGCAGTACCTCTTTCCACGAAGGCGCGTATATCTTCTGCCGCCGATTCTTCCAATACATGGAACCCCACTACTATTATTTTAAATTCATGGCCAACTTTTGGCATATACTCGTCGATAGATATCATAGGATCTACCATGTCTCGAAGATCTCCTGACCTCGGCATACTTTCACACAAACGACGAATCATGTTCGATCTCCTTCATCACCGTTGAGCCAACTATCGTTAGAACCTTCCACGTCAAATTCGTCAGCTGACCCCATATCAATGTCATCGGTAGGAATATCATCGACGTATGCTGCATCTAAATCATTGGTATCGACGCCTATATCCAAATCAGACAGCCCCATGTATTCTTCCATTTCTTGTTCTATAAGTCGTTTGGGAATTCTTATTTTTACTACCCAAACCTTATGTGGTATTAGCTTGGCTTTTTTGGTATGTGGGTCCCTAATGTCTTCTGGGCCGTATACTCGCGTAGGCTCTTTGTATACGTCCTTCCCAAAAAACACCTTGCACCCTATCTTCACCAAACGCATGGCACCTTCAGGCTCGGGCATCTTCTTATATGGATACATCAGGGATACATCAACCCAGTGTCGTTCGATGACCGGACCGTCTATCACTTCGCCTAATTCCCAATTGGGGTACACATATAGCCCAGATTTTTCTAATATATCTTCAAACTGAAGCAATATATCCAGTGCGCCAATGTCTTCATATACGTATTTTATTGTTTTTTTAATATCATCGTGTTTGGGCATTTGTTAGATTCCTAAAGTTAATAGTATTTATCAATTATTAAACTATTACTCACATGTTAATGCTGTACTCAACTATGTTAAATATTAATGTATGGTAAATTTATTTATATTTCACTCCACCATATTATACAAGGCAACTGCCCTTTCGGTCAAGTTAGCCTACCTTTTTCTTTCACAACCAATACAGGAGATTTGAAAATTGTCTAAAAAGAAAAAACAGGCAAGAATTATACCTATGCCAGAAACTAATTATAAAAACAAACCTCATAAAGTAGAAATAATTCCACGAAATACAACCCAAGAAGAATATCTTGGATATTTGTTGGATGAAAACAAAAAATTAGTTTTTGCATTAGGTCCAGCAGGTACTGGAAAAACACTGTTGGCTACCTTGCACGCTATTCGTTTGTTTAAAATGGGTCACATAAATAAATTGTATATAACTCGTCCCGCTCTGGGTGTTTCGGGAGAGCAACATGGTTTTCTTCCCGGAGGCATAAACGAAAAAATGGACCCATGGTTAAAACCTATTTTTGATATTTTTGAGGAATATTATTCTCCTACCGAAATAAAAAAACTTTTAGAAGAAAATATAATTGAAATTGCACCCTTGGCTTATATGCGGGGTAGAAATTTCAAAAATTCAATCGTCTTATTTGATGAAGCCCAAAACACAACAGAAGATCAGATGAAAATGATATTAACTCGTGTCGGTGAAAACTGCCGGATGTTCATAACCGGGGACATACAACAGCGAGATTATAATCGCAATGGACTCAATAATTTTATAGAAAAACTCAAAACACATCCCAAAACAACCATTGGTCTAGTTGAATTTAATTTGGCTCAAGTCGAAAGATCAGCGGTCGTTAAGGATGTTCTGGACATATACGATTCATAATTATCATTAACAATCATATCATAAATCTCTTCCCATGAATTGGCCCGTGGGAAGAGATCTGTCCTAAAGTGCTCATTATGTGAGTGATTCATCAATATGGATCGCAATCCCAGCTCATAGCCGCTTTCTGCGTGTCGAAAGTGGTCGTCTACCCACCAAAAGTTTTTTCCTTGCCATGTAGAAAGTGCATTGTGTTTCGAAGAACCAACCGACAAACATACCATGTGGTTGTGGTCAAAAACTCCCGGACCAAAAAGCGAATCTAAATTATATTTTCGGTGGTCTATGGCCGATTTATGTGAACTCATGGCTGTAATACAGACGAACTGGTAACCCAAACCGTTTAATTTTCGTACATATTCAACCGCATCCTTCCATGGTGGAAGGTATCTTAAATAATCAGATTTGTTGAATTGATCAACCATGGTGTGAACCTCGGCATCATTTAGATCCGGATACCGTAAGCTTAATCTGTAATGATGACTGGTGTCTGGCAATGGACGATGGCCTCGGCGTTTCATGAACCGCTCAAACTCAGTTGACCAATCCAACAACACACCATCGACATCAGTCAGAATGGTGTTATGTGGCGTTTTGTCTATGAATTTTACACTAGTCTGTGTTTTCTTCTGTATCGTCTGTTGTATGTTCATTTACTGTGTCCAATGCTTGTTCTACTATGACCATTAATTGTTTAAATTCATTGGGATAGGTGTCACGAAAGTGTTTTTCGCACGAGGCATATGTGGCCCTCCCAGTACGATCTTTTATTATTTTCTTGTGTAGAAAATCTATAATTATAGTTGATTCGCTCTGATGCCTACTCTTTATTCTATCAACCATTTCACACTGTTCTTGGACCTGTACCTTTCCATCTAAAGTGGGCCTATAGATATGTGTAAATAATACAAATATTCCTTTGTTTTTGTATGTCATCTCTGTTTTATTGTCCTATGGTTTCTAACTCTACAAACATGGCTGCTATATTAATTTCTATATCAGCACACAACGGGGCCTTCGCCATCGCATCCCTAATGTATACAATTGCTTGATTTTCTTGTTCCGGGGTACTTGCCCAAAAATCGAGGTTATTATAAGCAAATCTAAAGACATCGTCTTGTTCTTCAATCCTCATGTTTTCGCAAATAATTGTTCTTGCTTCTTTGTATTTCTTGTCTCTAAATAAAGATATGGCTCTAATCAAATAATCTTCGGTAGAACTCAAATCACTTTCATCCAACGGAACAAGTTTACCGTCTGTTATGGTTTGTTGTAAATTGTTAATGCACTTCCTCATGTCCGGGTATGCTGCTTTGATATGTGACTCTACAAGATTTATATCTTTTTCTTCTATCGTTACGCCCTCTGACACTAGTATATGTAAAATTCTTTCGGAGAAACTATTGCGATCCAGCTGACTAAAATTATAAACTTGACATCTTGATTTTATACCGGCAATGACTTTGTGTGGGTAATTGCATGTGAAAATAAACCGGGTTACGTTACTGTATTTCTCAACTACATTACGCAACGCAGCCTGAGCGTTTATTGAAAGATAATCACACTCATCAATAATAATATATCTAAAATCCCCAGATGGAGTGAGAGAAGCAAATTTTACAATAGTATTTCGTACATCATCTACTCCCGTACTAGTTGATCCGTTTATTTCAAGTATATCAGATTTGTGCACATTTAGCTCATTTAGTATTAACTTGGCCAATGTTGTTTTTCCTAACCCAGCCTGACCACTCAGCAACAGATGTGGTATCCCCCCGTCTCTTATCCAAGACATCACTTGCTGTTTCTGATTATTATCACGAAATACATACCCATCCACTGTGGTGGGGCGGTATTTTTCTGTCCACAAAATCTTAGCCATAATTATTCGTTAAAATACTCGTCAGAGGGTTCTTCGTCTGATATAACTAAAATCCCATCTGGGTAATCTACCCCCCACAAAACAAGATTTTCTTCTTTAACATTCAGTTCTCTGGACCATCTTCCATGCTCAATTAAAATCCATTCGTCGGGGTTAACATCCACCACGCCATCACCAACCGCATATACTTTTCCCCACCGAGGACGAACACCAAACTCCTTCCCATCGTCTGATGGTACAACAATGCCGTTGATTACTCTTTCGTCTTTCTGTATGTCGGTCACTAATACTCTATTTTTGAGGGGCTTAATCATTATCTTCACCGTTGTCCTTGATTTTGGTGCCCACGTCGGGCTTTACAATTTCATCTGGAGCTTTCTTTTTGGTTTTCTTTTTATTTGAGGTTTTAGTTTTATTCGTTGATTTCGGAACTTCACGAAGTTCTTCTAATTTTGCTTTTTCTTCTGCTTCCTTGGTCGGTGTTTGGGTAGCAGAAATACCAACCTTCTTCACGGACTTAGGATTATCTTTGTAATAAGCCCGTGCCTTATCAGCTGCTTTTTTAATAATTTCACCACCACGCCCTATTAAATCTCCCTTGGCGTTGTAATTGGCGTTTCCGGCAGCTATTTCCTTTTGGTGTCTAGACAAAATCGAAGACACGTCGAGTGTTTTGCCTCGTTTTGTTACATATGTACCTTTCTTTCTAGCCATGGTTGCGTTCCTATTTTAAAAATTCATGGATATCCAAATCATATTTTATAGAGTTAATTCGATGCACCCCAATCAAGTAGAGTACATAAGAAGCCACGCTTGAGCCTCTCCCCACGCCCCACAAAACATTGTGTTCACGCATTGTGTCAACTATATATACCATTAATTTCAATATCATGTATAAGTTTTTTTCTTTAAACAGTTTTAATTCATATTCAACACGAGACCGCTCATCGTCTGAGGAACATTTATCAAACAAATATACTTCTATATCCATTGATTGATATTTCTCTGGTATGAACCAAAATTCTGCCAGATCGTCGTGTGAATCCGTACTCGTTCCATTAAGCAAATATCCATTTTCTTTTAACACTCGCTCAGAACAAGCATTATATTTATTAAATTCGTTTTCTGGAATTTTAACCCCAGCCAAACGAAATCCCTTCAACAGAGATAATACCGCCTCGTCCGTGGTTATCTCAGTCATTGTTGTCCTTGTCTGTGGTATCTTTAGGAGGCATCACGGTGACATTATCGGGGTCATCTATGCCGTCCTTTTCTGTATACCGCTTTATTATTGAATCCAAAACATCATTAGCTCCACCGCCAGCATACTGTGCTCTCAAAGATGACTCGTATTCATACAAGGGATCGTCTTCTTTGTTAACTTTCGTAAATAACGTAGTAACGTTGTCGTCTTCGTCCTCGTCAACTAAATCGTAGCAATCTGCGCTCTTACGAAACCACCACGGAATACCATTCGTTGACTTATACGTTTCTTCGTCATGTAACACTGGCATTTCCTCCAAGCCAAGAGTTGTTTCTGCATCCATAAAATTATATTGCATACCACCTCCATCGTCGGATTTAATTTTCGTCTGCACGATACACAGTTTGTCCTTAACAATTGAATTCATTTTATAATGTAATAATTTAACCAATATATCGTCTGTAGGATAACCCGGTGTTGTCATGATAGGATTTGAAAACGACCCAATGGCGTTACGAGAATCTACGTCCGATGGGTCCAGCAAAACTAAGTTATCCATGATATCGTTTAACCAAAAAGACAACACGTTGAACGCGATGGTCACGTCCATAGTACTGCTTTCTTCGGATTCTTCGTCCTCTGGGACCAAAGCAAAAAAGTCGATAGATACATCCCAATATGTTGGAATCAACGTACCCTGTATAGTTCGTATTCCCGTTATTCGGCCATCATAACTAATTAACAATTTTCCACTTTTATTTGTCATTGTTGTTGTTTTCTTCTCCTTCGATTTCGCCCAAGTTTATGGGATCCAATGAATATCTCCTTTTTAAATTAGCATCCATCTCCATATCTTTTTGTTGCTTTTCAGACGACAATATAATCAACCGTCTATCATATTCGGCTATTAACGCATCCATATAGACATCCAGATCATGCGACATAGTTGTGTGGCCATACCGATCACTGTGATCTTTGTATTGCTGTACCTTGGTCAGTGTATCCTTGAGTTTATTATCTGACCAATTCTGTATGTCAAGCAACGGATAAAACATCAAAGTATATCCTCAACGTGATCAACCTCATATCTAACCATGATATCTCTCACTCGGTTGATAAGTTCCACTTCAGTATCATACGATCCGGTCATATAATATGATGAAAACATATCTTCTTCAATGTCATCGGGGTGGGTGGCAGGTACAAAAGACAACAAAAATGATATGTCATCTTTTACTTGATCAATATTTAATTTTAGCATTGTTATACTCGTATTCGTGTAGTTCCTGTAACAACATGTCGTCGGCTTCAAATCTAACTTCCTGTTTATATGTTAGATAATTTATTTCTGTCCCGTTATATATAGTAAGCGGCTGATTAACAACTATAGTTACTACCTTATTGGGAGCAATGTCTATTATATCAAAAATACCGCAATAAAGCAAATCTACGACAGTATAAATATCACTGAACATGGATCCATGATCAAGGCCCTTGTGGTTAAATTTTTCTACTAAAGATGCATTTTTTTTTGTTTCAAGTAACGCATCAACCTCAACCTGCGTGCCTAGCATAAGATATATTGGGTGGTCAATGTCTATTAAAAACATTAATTCTTCGTAACGGTCTTTATCAATACTCATCGGTCTTATTTAGCTCCTGCGTCTGTCCACTTAGCTTTAAAAAAGTTAAAATACCATCTAATTTAGTGCGTACATCATTTACCCCTTCCTTTCCAATAGCAATGTATACCACAGGACCATGGGTTAGGTTTTTGCGTATTTGTTCTATATTTTTCAAGTGCATGTGTATGTTGTTTTTTATAGATTTTTGTTTTTCTTGCCAACTGAACGGTGTCTGTATTCTTCTTTTAAATCGACAAAAATCTGCCATGGCTCTGGTATATCTATAACTACCCATGTGCCAATTTTTCTTACCATGGCCGAACTCACGGTTCATTTCCCTAATAAATGCATTATAAAACGCAATGTTCAGTCCAAGAGTCACCTTGGTTTTGTAAAACCGTATGGTTTCGTTTTTTACTGTTTTTTCAACAACTTCTAAATTCATATCATTTTTCATCTAATCTGCTTGTTCGTTTTCGACATAATTGGTTACTAATTTTAATTGCCGTTTTTTCGCTTCACTTATTTTAGCCCCCCTCAGTCTATCCAAAACCATCGTTTGTTCCAAAAATGATGGAATGAATTTTGGAACATAAAACTGCTCTTTATTAATTCGATATTCTCTTATCATTTCCATTAGTATACCAGTAATAGTAGTAGATGACAAGCCCAGTTTTATTAAATTGTTCTCAGTTAAAAACTTAATACTTCGGTTGCTACGTAATATAATTTGCCTTTGGGTAAAATATGGCATCTGCATAGCTTCGGCGTGGTTAGCAAAATTGTCCATGTTTTGTTGGCTTGGATACCGTTGTAATAATTGTACCCACGGAATCAATGGAAATTTTATGGTTGCCCATCTTTTGTTCCAATGATGATCGACGATGTCTCTGTCAATTAAATGTGATCCATAGCCTTTTAGAAAATATTTTAACTTTGTATTCGAAATTACTTTTACACGCGAGTCTGATTGAATTTCGACAAACAAAGAACATACTTCTTTGGGTGAGGGCAAAAAAGTAAAAGCTTCTGCTATATTCAATATATCAATTTCAGTGAAAATATGATGTTTAAATGGCTGAAAAACAGGACCCCCAGCTTCTATATCATTCAGTGACTGATAAAAGATATATTCTGCATAAATCGTTGCTCGTTTCTGTTTTGAATAAATGCCCCAATCGTCAATGTTTTTTTGAATGTCGGTGAAAGAAGAGGTAGACATAAAATGATCATACATTTTTCGCCCCTGTTGCAGGTGAATATCTAACAGAGACTGCCCCTCTTTGATCGAACTGCCCGTCACATCCACTTCACACCTCCCTACCATTTAGCGATGTATTAAGCTGTCGATTGACTCTTACGAACGTGGTCGCCCTAGAGACTTGCTTCAATTCACGAGCACCAATGTACGTCATCATGCTGCGTATTCCTCCTAAAATTTCCTGAACCGTGTTGTCAACGGGACCGCGATAGGGGACAACAACTGTTTTTCCTTCACTAGCCCTATACTCAGCCACGCCGCCGTTGTGGGCGTTCATTGCGGTGTCCGATGACATTCCGTAAAATTTCATGCCCTGTGGAGTGCCACCAGAATATATTAACTCTCCACCGCATTCGTCGTGACCCGCAAGCATGCCCCCTAACATCACAAAGTCGGCACCACCACCATATGCTTTGGCTACGTCACCGGAACTCACGCATCCTCCGTCAGCACACACTAGACCACCCATTCCATGTGCAGCATCAGAGCATTCAATAACCGCAGATAACTGAGGGTAGCCCACTCCAGTGACTTTTCTGGTCGTACAAACGCTTCCGGGTCCAATTCCTACTTTAACTATGTCTGCCCCAGACAAAATAAGTTGTTCAGTCATTTCTCCAGTAACGACATTGCCAGCCATGAGTATGGAGTTGGGAAACATATTCCTAATTGTTGGGATATGATGATCGGAAAAGGCTTCAAAATAGCCATTTGCAACATCGATGCATATCATGGGATTTGCATCAGAATCTAGTTTTGAACGAAATTCCCTTAGCCTTTCGTAGTCCCGTTCGCTGACACCGAAGGTATAGAATACGTTGTTCTGTAGTTCAGGATACGTCTCATAAAATTGAACCAAAACTTCAGCAGTATAATATTTATGCAAGGCGGTCACTGCGTTAAACTTCGCTAGCACCACCGCCATGTCTATAGTGCCAACAGTATCCATATTGGCTGCAATTATTGGACTTCCCGTCCAAGAACCTTCGGCGTGTACAAATTTATTAAAAGTGCGTTCGACTTTTACAATTTCCCGAGAGGGGAGGGTTGATCGCTTGGGACGAATAAGAACGTCGCTATAGTCTAGTTTGATGTCTTCTTCTATACGCATGGTGGGTGTGCTCGGTTAATAACAAATGTTATTATACCAAGCTGCGTAATATATGTCAACTAGATTGATTGTTTTGTGCTTTTATGATTTCTATAACGAGATCCCCCATTTTTTCTATTTTCTCGTCTATTTTGTTATGTACTTCTTGTACTATTCTAATATTTTCTTTGAATTCAATTTCCAAGTGATCACATTTGTAATCTGCAGTATCTATCTTAGACACCAATAAATCCAATTTTCGATGGACTTCGGTCTGCAAATCTAGCAGAGATCTTCTCAGTTTTTCAATTTCGGGGTTTTTCATGCCATAGATCCTAATTAATCCAGCTATGCCACCTAAAATGGTTCCCAGAATAACGAATGCCTCTGGCCACCCCAACACTCCTGCAATCATTACCGCATTCCTTGTATTTTTTGATTAGTTAAAGTGGTACTTCTGCTAAGTGTGTGTAATTCGTCGAGCAGTGTTTGAACTTTTTTCGATGTTCTGGTGTTTCTGTTTTTCAAACGACGCTCGTATTGCGCCCTCTGTAGCACCCAATATAAAAATTCTTCTAAATAAGCGGTCATAAACAGATCTTTAGGAATTTTATTAAGTGTTCCTGTTTTCAAATCCAATCCTTCGCCGTTGATCAAAACAACCGTGTTTTTGCTTAAAAACTTATCAGAATATTCTTTTTTGTGATCGAAATCAACCAAAACGATAGACACGTCGCCTCTTTTCGTATCAATTTTCTCGACATCATCTACCACAATAATATTAAAAAAATCCGAGGATAGTTTTTTGACTCTATCAATTATGTATTGGTCGGACTTGGAACAGTAGATATCGATCATGTCTGGGTATGTATATTTGAATGGCATAGGGTTATCCTGCTAATTTAGAAAAAGCTTAACTATTTGTATATATTTATCATGGAAACTAAAAAATGGCCTGTACGATCACAGGCCATTTTTATATACCCCCATCTGTTATTAAGATTTACGTTCCGACCATATCTCGTCTACTAAACCAAATTCAAGGGCTTTTGTCGCACCCATAAAATTGTCTCTGTCCATTGCAGCTTCAAGTTCTTGGTAGGTTTTGCCTGCACTATTGTGCTTTATGTAAATCTGGATCAATCTTTCTTTTAATGCATTCATTTCTTCGACATGAATGAGGGCGTCGCTTACTTGACCATGAAATCCACCCAAGGGTTGATGGATCATCACACGGGCTTCTGGCAGAATAAAGCGTTTGCCAGCCGCACCGGCCTGTGCCAAAACCGAACCCATACTACACGCTTGTCCAACTACATATGTAGCAACGTCGGGCTTGATAAACTGCATTGTATCATATATTGCCATTCCTGATGTAATTACGCCGCCGGGACTATTGATATATACATGAACATCTGCGTCGGGGTTTTCTGATTCCAAAAACAGTAATTGGGCAACAACCAAATTAGCCATGTTGTCTTCAATTTCGCCATTTAAAAAAATAATGCGCTCTTTGAGTAGCCGAGAAAAAATATCATATGATCTTTCTCCACGACTAGACTGTTCTACAACAACGGGTACTAAAGTATTATTCATTAAATTCTCCATATTTGGGATAAATAGTATATAACAAGAATTATCAATTGTCAAGGTTATTATGCGATTATTTGAATTTTACGGAAAAAATACCTACACGACAGCCGACGACTTTTTCAAAACACAAGAAGAGGTGGAGAAAACATTTAATTATGAGGCTTATCGCGCACAGGAAGACCAAGCAAGATATTATGTTCAAAACAATATGATTGGCAACGTTCCTGTGTTTGAAAAGCCGCACAAAAACCCTGACGAAGAAAACTGGTCAAACCAGCCGAACGAAAACAATGTAGAATCCGCAGGATATAGGGGACTACAAAATGTGTTACGCCGATCAGGACACGAATATGACAAATCTGTGGATCATGAGGATCCACATGCGAACCCAATCTTATCCAAGGAAGAACAGGACTTGATCAAGGATGCTCAGCGAAGGCTAACTAGATAAAAAAGGGGCATAAAGCCCCTTTTTTATTTTTCCTCAAATTCAGCATCAACAACATCGTCATCTACAGAAACATCTCCCTCTATGTTCATATTTTTAAACAAAGGGGCAGCATGTTCTGACAAAGCGGCCATGTATTTGTTTATTGCCTCTTTGTCGTCGCCTTGCAGGGCCTTTTCTAGATCCTCAATGGATGTCTGAATGGCTTCTCTTTCTTCATCAGAAACAGCGTCCTTGGCCTCGTTAAGTTGCGTCTTGATGCTGTGCACTAATCCATCTCCGGTGTTCCTAAGTTTAACCAACTCTTCGAATTTTTTATCTTCTTCGCTATACATTTCTGCCTCACGAATAATTTTCTCGATCTCTTCGTCGCTTAACCCAGACCCAGCTTTGATTTCAATTGCTTGTTCTTGGTTGGTTTGCTTGTCAGTTGCGCTGACTTTAATGATTCCGTTAGCATCGATATCAAATTTAACTTCTATCTGTGGAATTCCACGAGGGGCGGGTTGTATGCCTGTTAAATCAAACCTCCCCAGTGATTTGTTTTCCAAAGCCTGTGGCCTTTCCCCCTGCAAAACATGAACCGTAACTGCAGGTTGGTTATCTTCTGCCGTTGAAAATATTTGGGTGGCAGATGTCGGGATTGTAGTATTTTTTTCGATAAGCTTAGTCATGACCCCGCCCAAAGTTTCTATCCCCAAAGACAGTGGGGTGACATCGAGCAGCAGAACATCCTTGACGCTCCCACTCAAAACACCGGCCTGTATACTAGCACCTATTGCAACCGCCTCGTCCGGATTCACTCCTTTGTGTGGAGTTTTACCAAAAATTTTCTCCACTGTCTCTTGAACGAGAGGCATGCGAGTTTGTCCTCCAACTAACAACACATCGTCAATTTCGGGGGCGGTCAATCCAGCGTCCTGTAGTGCAATTTTACATGGCTCAACCGATCTATCCACGAACTTTTTAACTAGCGATTCTAGTTTTTTTCTAGTTATACGGACCAACAGATGTTTTGGACCAGTATCTGTTGCAGTTATATAAGGTAGATTAACCTCGGTTTGCATTGTCGATGACAGTTCAATTTTGGCAATTTGTGCCGCTTCCTTGAGTCTTTGCAAGGCCAACGAATCCTTCGACAAATCGATGGCTTCTGCGTTTTTAAATTCAGATACCAAATAATCTACAATCGCATTATCAAAGTCTTCGCCTCCAAGAAAAGTATCACCATTGGTAGAAAGAACCTCGTATTGATAATCGCCATCTATTTCACTAATTTCTATTATAGAAACATCGAATGTCCCGCCGCCCATATCATAAACTGCAACCTTACGTTCACCTTTTTGCTTATCCATGCCATATGCTAACGCCGCAGCAGTTGGCTCATTGATAATACGCAATACCTCCAAACCAGCAATTTTACCAGCATCTTTGGTTGCCTGTCGTTGCGAATCATTAAAATAAGCGGGTACAGTAATTACTGCTTTAGTAACTTCTTCGCCCAAATAATCTTCCGCCGTTTTTTTCATTTTTTTAAGTATAATGGCCGACACTTCTTCTGGAGAAAGTTTTTTATCATCCACCTTAACCCAGACATCACCATTCTGCGATTCAATCAACTCATAAGGAAACAATTCTTTCTCTTTTTGTGATTCGGCATCAGTAAACTTACGACCAATAAGTCTTTTTATCGCGAACAGCGTATTTTTGGGGTTCGTTACTGCTTGCCTTGCTGCAGATTTCCCAACCAACGTATCATTTTCAGTAAATGCAACTATAGAAGGAGTCGTCCGATCTCCTTCAGCATTTTCAATAACTTTGGGTTTATCACCATCGATGATGGCTATGCAAGAATTTGTAGTACCTAAATCTATACCAATACATTTGCTCATAATTTTACTCCTTTATTCAAAGCAAGTTTTAAATGATTAACCCGCACCATGCAGCATTAACCGTGAGTTATTTATCTACGATATTAAAATTTATCGCTTAAATAATTTAAGACCGTTTCAGAAAAATCCAAATCATATTCAATCGATTCTGGATCAAATCGGGTTATATTATTTATCGCCCATTTCCAATATGACAACGGAACGTCTTCGATTTTTTCGCCCTTGTGTTTACCAAAAGGCATAATTTCAATTTTAACAGGGGCTTTCAGCCATTCCTTGATCTGAGAATAATAATCTTTATTCGTGTCTATTATGCCTCTGGATTCCATTTCATCCAATAACACTTCTAATACCAATCCAGTCAAGTAAGAATCATACCCAGCTCGGTGTGGATTTAAATTAGCATCATATTCTAATTCTAACCGATAAAATAAATATTGTAAATTTAATTGTGTAAAACTGGGATCGTTGACAAATAATTTTTTAGCTACACGTAAAGTGCAAAACCATCTATCCTCTGTCCCCCGATACACATCGTCGGATACATAATTTTTCAACATACGCAAGTCAAACGGAGCGTTGTGTGAACACATAATATCACGCTTGCTTTGGGTAAACGGATACCATAGCTCCGCCACAAACATGGGATAATCCTTAATTTTTTTCTTAGTTAAATGATTACATGCTGATGTTTCTGGATCTATTTTATCCAATGAACAATCATGCAATTCTTCTGATAAAATTACCCACTGGCCGTTTTCATAACCAACCGATGCTTGTTCTATAATTTCAGCGGATTCGGGGTCAAGGGCAGTTGTTTCAAAATCCAAACATATTAAGGAATTCAAAAATTCTTCTCGTTTTGTCATAGTATAATATTATACTACCAAAATCGATTTAAGTCAAGTAAAGTATTACTTTTGTTGAAGTTTTGCTAGCAACGCACCTTGTTCGTCACTGCTCATAGCTAAAAATGTTCCTCGACTGACCGGTCTCTTGCCCCCATTATACTTGTCACAAACGGCAATATATTTGTCGCATTTTTGAACATCTGATTCCCCGTCGCTGGGCGGCTCCTCAGTAAGAACTTCGTCATCGTCTACATTCGCGCTCAACCTAGCGTGTATTCTACGTATACCTTCATCTGAAATTTTATACAAAGATTCTCGACTATAGTTAGACGAAATGATACCAGATTCTTGCCAATCCATTATATCTGCAATCATCAACGATATATCTTCTTCTCCAGAAACATCCAGATCATAATAATCATCTTCAGAATTATTGTTAAGAAAATTTGGTACAATCAAATCGTCGGCTGTTTCAAAATCATCGCTCGGAAATTCCAGTTCATCTTCTTCCCGCAATAATTCAATATCTGAAACATGCAATAACAAAGAGGCTGCTCCATTCCGAACCACACTAACAAATTCTCCGGTTATGCTCTCTACTATTCCAGATCCTCCACCAGCAAACGAAGATATTAAAACAGAATCACCAGCTTTGTATTTGTTATCATATATTTTAGTATTGGTGGTTGTCGTGCTAAAATTTTCCGGGAAACATTCGTCGCACGTATAAAGCTTACACCCACATGGCTTTTTCGTAGCTGGCTTGGCCTCATCAAGTTCTTTTATTGTTTTGGCGGCTTCGGGCGAAGCTACCAAATCCATCCATTTGCGAATATTCATACGATAGTATCCTATAAACTAGTTTACTATATTTATCAATTACTATTAAAATAAGAATCAATATGGTATAAGATCACCGGCCTTTATATCAAACATATCTGGATTATCGTAAGAGCCGTCTTCAAGTTTATACATGATGTTGGCTACATTATCAGCCAATTCGGCACGATTCATGGCTTCGTACGATGATTCTAACGGAATGACCATTAAATTTACCTTTTGCCACTCACCTGTGGTTTTTTCCAACAGTTCCTTGAACATTTCAGCAGAAGATTCAGCGGAAGTGCTTTCCAACACTATGCAAGTGTAATCCCCATTTTTATCTACCCAGCCAATAATAGCTGGAAACGCTTTAGTCATCATATGGCTCATCCTCATCGTCTTCTTCTTCATCAGAATGTATTACCGACAAGTCCATGTCTTCGAAAAAGTCTTCCAACCAATCGCAATCTTCATCTTCATCTTGTACAAAATCCGCATCAGTTGGTGTTTCAAACACAATCTTCCTGTGGTGGTCACACCACGGATGATCAATCTTTGTAGAGGCACCACACATGTGGCCATCGTTGTCTATCCACTGACACGTGGTAGGAATGAAATCTAACATATATTGTTCTCTCCCAGTTATAGTTATCAAAAAATGTCACGAAATATGACTATACGGCTTCCTCAAGAGTTACTTTTAATGGAAATCCATTTGCAGCTGCTGCGTTGATTACTTCTTCTGCCTTGAATTCCGCAATTTCGAAGGTATAACTACCAGCTACGCCCTTTCCGGAAGTATGAATATATAATGTTATTTCCAATGCATCATCGACTGTCTTTTCGAAAATTTCTAGCAAAACAGACACAACGAAATCAAAAGTAGTAACATCATCGTTGTGCAAGATAACATTGTATATCTTTGGCACATCAATTCCGATTTCTTCGAAAATGTCTGTCGAAACGTCGGGGGTGGATATTGCACTGTTCATAATAAGAATACCGTGGGTTGTTTTAATCGTTATCGCTATTAAAACATAACCCACGGTATTCTGTCAAGTGTTATTTGACTTCAATTTGCCTTGGTTTTTCTTCTTCGGGGATAATCTTTGCAATTTCAACCAAAAGTAAGCCATCTTTCATCTCTGCGGACTGTACTTCTAGTTTATTTGCCAGTTTTAATCTCCTAGAGAAATTTCGTGAGGAAATGCCCCTATGAAGATATGTGCTGTCTTCGTTCGTTTCTGTCGTTTTCGTGCCACTGACAATCAACGAAGCTCCCTCTTGAACTACACTGATGTTATCGGGCGACCATCCCGCTAAAGCAAATTCCACTATGTACGTGGAATCATCTATGACCCGCACGTTATGCGGAGGATAACCGTCTGGAATGCTCGTGTTCATCGCTTCATGAAGAAGCTTGTCCATACCTACCCATGCTGGGCCTATACTATTTAAGAGACGCGAAACCGTCATGCTGTTTTCATTCATGATATTTACTCCTTTAATATAAAAGCAAGTTATATAAACAAACCCCGCCCTATGCGGCAATTTGTATCTTTATTTATCTACTTAATAAAAAAATATTAAATAGATAAATTGGTATTGGCTTTTTTCTTAAGCCAACGTTTACGAGCCAACTGAGATTCTCGCTTACGCTTTGCTGTTGGCTTCTCGTAATGACTGGATTCCTTGACTAACCTAAGCCTCCCATCGTCTTGAACTTTTTTATTAAAAATTCGTAAGGCTTTGTTTAAATTATTGTCCCTAACTTCCACTGATATTCCCTTAACCCTGATTGGTGGAGTGTGTTTTTGTGTGTCAGATTTTCTAAAGTTCATATGTTATTCATTTCTCGCCGTTAATTTGTTTTTTCTGAACCACTTCCAACATGCCAGCGTCATCAATATAAATAGACTCTATGCCGTCTTTAGACATTTGTGGGAGTCGGTACTGTACTCCTAGCAAAGTTTCCTCTAACTTTGCTCTAAGCCCTCTGGCACCAATTTTTTGTTTAGCACATTCGGAAGCTATTTTATTTATATATTTTTCACTAAAGTTAATTATAACATCATCTAACTCAAAAAGCAACTTATATTGATCGATTAAGTTATTTTTTGGTTCTTTTAAAATCCTAATTAAATCTTTTTCAGAAAGTTCGCTCAGTGATGTAAATACAGGGAATCTTCCTACAAACTCCGGAATCAACCCATAATCAATTAGATGTTGAGGTTTGGTTAGACTCAGTATGTCAGAAACCTCAGACGACACCAGCGAAGCAAAACCAATTTGACTGGCTCCTCCAATGTCGCGACTGATAATCTTGTCTAAGCCAACAAAGGCCCCTCCACAAATAAACAAAACGTTAGATGTGTCAAAATCCACTATTTCGGAGGATCCTCGTGACCCACTGCTTGAACGCAGGGGAACCTTAAGCACTGTTCCTTCTATCATTTTCAATAAACTTTGCTGTACGCCCTCTCCCGAGACATCACGGGAAGCGGAATTAGTAACAGATCGTGAAGCTTTTTTGTCTATTTCATCAATATAAATTATCCCTGTTTGTGCTTTTTCTATATCTCCTTCAGCACTATATATAAGCCGTTCAATTATACTCTCGACGTCTTCACCTACATAACCAGCCTCAGTCAGACTGGTAGCATCAGCGATTGCCATGGGCATATCGAGATATTGGGCAATAATTTTTACCATATATGTTTTGCCGACTCCGCTGGGTCCAACCATCAACACATTTGATTTATCTATTGTTCGATCTCCGACCCCCAACAACTTAATGGTTTTTATGTGGTTATACACGGCAACCGACAACACTTCCTTTGAATGGGACTGTGATATGACGTATTGGTCTAGGTATTCTTTTATTTTATTTGGGTATACTTTTGCTACTTCGGCCCTCGACTGTTCGGCGAATTCTTCTTCTACGATCTTAGAACATACCTCAATGCATTCGTTGCAGATATATGCAGGCTCATGTGTGGGGCTTTTGGGGCTAGAAATTAGTCTAGTAACATCTTTTTGTGATTTATGACAAAACGAACATATGATCATTTAATCCTCTCTTTTTATGGGCTTTACTCGCAAGCCCCGTAACTTGTGGTGTTCTTTTTTTACGGAAGCATTGCCAGTTAAATTTATACTGCCATTACTAACCACGCTAATATCAATCGCATCATCGTTGTTGGAACTAATAGAATTTATATCATATGTCAAATTGCTACTATTCAAAGATGATCGATTTTCTTCATCGTTTGTTATATTTTTTTTTTCAAGGGATCCGTCATGATCCTTTTCATTTTCTATATTTAGATTTTTTGAGTGATCTGGTGTATCTTTTTTTTTAGAAGAGAGATCCATAAAACTTTGATTAGCAGCAATGAGCATCCACACCGCCAGAGGATCAAAAACGAATATTAAAATCAAAATAAGAATTCTAACCGCTTTCTCTAAGTCTGTTGCCGTGGGGCTTTCTTCCAAAAGAGCAGCGATATATTTTATGGGACCAACTTCGGTTTCATATGCCCTAACTTCCCCCTCTAATTTAAATTTTTGATCCAATAAATTATCTATGCTTTCCTCGGAAGAATCAATAATAGAAGATAATTCCTCTCTCTGTGCCCGTTGCTGCTGTCTTACCGCTCTAGCACCATCTGGACCACTAATTTTATCGTAGTCTATTAATGTGTTGATAGTTTCATCTAGTTGATCGATGAGAATTTGGGCGTCATTGATTTCTTTTTGTTCTCTTTCTATACGCTGTTCTATTCGAACAATTCGAGCAGAATTATCCGCAATGGGCGCACCCTGTTCAACGTGTGCCTTTGATAATAGTCCAAAAATGCCAATGCTTGTGATTAGCATTAAAAATGCTACTAAAAACACCCCAACTCCCTTGAACACAAGGGTAGATTCGGACCAAGATTGTTTTAGCCACGAAGCCGATACAAATTTACCTGCTTCAAGTACCGCTCCCATCGCCAATGCGTGGACTTGTAACCCAGAAAAAATAGCCATTAAGCCTATGATAGAGAACCACGCTGCCGTGGTTCCTATCGCAAGTGCTGTCACTAATGTAAGAATAGCAAGTATCCATTTCATTAATATATTTATCAAATGGGGGGGCGCTTAGTGCCCCAATCTATGTACATGTCGTATGCAGTTCTATTTTTTTCATCCAAATGTTCGATCATATGTTTAAGGTACATCTTAAGATCAGCAAGCTCTGCTGTATAAGAACGAATTTCTATTTGCTGCGCTTCAATAATATCGGTCAGGCGTTCGATCAGTGCCAATATTGAAAACTCACTATTCGCTTGTTCATTCTGCCCACCAGAAGACATTTTTTCATAAACCGTGGCATCTTCGAGCAATTTACTCAACTTAGATGTTGGGTTATCCATCTCTGACAACAAAAATTCCAGTTGTCTGAATTTTAAAATCACTTCCTCGGTAACTAATTGGTTATACGTATTCATGTTATCACTACCTCATACAGCCATTGGTACTTTGGGTAATTGTGGATGGGGATTATAATCAATTATTTCAATATCATCCCATTCCAAATCTAAATAAGTGTCTTCTGTTACTTTCTTCTTAAACCTCAACGTTGGCAAAGCTCTAGGCTCGCGCTTAATCTGTAATTTAGCGTTTTCCAACTGGTTAGTATATAAGTGAACATCTCCTCCCATATAAACTAATTCCCCAGACTTAACCCCCACTATTTCAGCAAACAGACGATTCAAGAACGCATATGATGCAATATTAAACGGCAAGCCTAAATAAACATCATTTGATCTCATATAAAACATGCTGTTCAACTTACCATCCATAATCTGATATTGATGCATTACGTGACAGGGTGGGAGAGCAGATTCACCAAGTTGCTGTGGATTCCACGCTGTTATCAAGTGTCGCCTTGAGTCCGGATCATCACGTAACCCTCTTATTACTTGCTCTACCTGATCCACCCCACGCGAAGGATAATAACTGGTTAGTTGTCTGAAAGGGGATTCAAAATTCATTTTGAAAATTTCATCTTCTGTGTACCCTCCAAAATGCCTCCATTGCCAACCGTATCCTTTGCCCATGTCCCCCTCGGGTAAATAATCTAATCCACGATTATCTAAAAATTCTCGGGTAGTATTTCCGGTCCAAATTTTAATATTTTTTTCTTCTAATTTCTTAGTGTCGGTTTCGCCTCTAAGAAAAAACATAGTTTCTTCAAAAGCAATTCGAAAGGGTACTGGTCGTGTCGTGAGTAGAGGGAACGTATCCGAAAGATCAAAACGCAAGGTTCGGCCCCAGACAGCCTTGGTACCAACACCAGTCCTATCTTTCTTCTCATACCCATTTTCTAATATGTCGTTAAGTAAATCCGTGTAATTTTTCATTGCTATATTATACCAATTTTTATAAAAAAAATCAACAAACTTCCGGCATATAAAAAATAAATACATTCATGAATAAATTAACTTTAGATGTTGCAATTTCTCCTGTCTTTAAAAAGGCATTTCAATCATTACTAGATAAGGAAGTTCCGTTACAGACTGCCATTAATCTAATTAACATCAGTAACGCAGTTAACGAAGAATATGCTAAGTTTGAAAAAGCTCAAGAAAAAATCTTAGAAAAGGCTTCAGATGAAGAAAACCAAGATAAGATTGAGGCTAAAATAAAGAAGTTGCTGGGAACCACCATTGATGTTCCCGGCGTGACCTTAAACGAACTCAACGGTATAAAAATATCGGCTAATGATTTATCAGTCTTGGCGCAATGTATAATTTCACAACCTAAACAAAACTAGACATCGGCAATGCCCCACTACGATGTCGTGAAAAGCATGGCTATTTAACTTTTCTAATACCCACCAACACTGCCAAAAAATTTCATTCTATACCGGCTTCGGGCCAGCGTCCTTTTATGACGTCTCTGGCATACAAGTATGCCCATTCGGGATCTTTCGCAATAAAAGGCTCTGCTTCGGGGAAACGCCCTTTTATGTGGTATCTGGCATACACGTATGCCCATTCGGGATCTTTCGCAATAACAGGTTCTACTTCAGGCCAACGTCCTTCCATGACGTCTCTGGCATACACGTATGCCCATTCGGGATCTTTCGCAATAAAAGGCTCTGCTTCAGGAAAACGCCCTTTTATGACGTCTTTGGCATACCAGTATGCCAACTGGGGATCTCTCGCAATAGCAGATTCTGCTTCAGGAAAACGCCCTTTTATGGCGATTTTGGCATAATAGAATGCCCAGAGGGGATCTTTCGCAATAACAGGTTCTGCTTCGGGGAAACGTCTTTTTATGACGTATCTGGCATACCGGTATGCCCATTCGGGGGCTTTAGCAATAACAGGTTCTGCTTCAGGCCAGCGTCCTTTTATGACGTCTCTGGCATACACGTATGCCCATTCGGGATCTTTCGCAATAAAAGGTTCTGCTATGGCTTCAAAATACCACCTAGCAGTAGGATAGTTCTTTTTCAGTGCAGGTACATCGGCTGGGTTGTTATTTTCGTTGCTAAATTCGAAGACATCTGCGTCATCTGAAACAAAAAATTGATATTTCCGTCCGTCTTTGGCCAAAAATATATATACCTCTCCTCTCGAATTATAGTCATTGAAATAATTTTTGGATTCAGTAGCAGCAGTACACCACTTGGTCCCTTTGCCATAATAACATGATGCCGCCTCGGTTTTGACGTGTATCAAGATGCCATCGCTGCCTTTCTTAACTACATCGATTCCTTCATGCTTCGTTTGTATTTTCTGCTGTCGCTTGCTTGTTACGTCAACTGCGGTACCCACCGCAGTACTTAAATCAGCTAGAGATGGATATTGATTGATGTCTTTTTTATCAAGAGATCGCTGTTTCTCAACGAATTGACTCAAGGTATTTTTGACATCAGGTGCATCTTCTACCTTAAAATCTCCTTTCAAGTACCGCTTGACTACCCATTGCAATAATTTGTTATTAGGTGTTGGGTCCATTTCAGATAAATCACGAACAACTGCTTCTGCCGTGTCGTCAGAGGGCGTGTAAAATTGGTCTTCTTTGGCTTTTTTCAGTAGCTTATCGCTGTATTGATTTGCCAAGTAATTAATCTTATCTTCTAATAGGATGTATTCTGTTAGTTTCATTTAACAACAACCTTGACTATCCATATGTGTTATTTATCTACATATCTTCTAACAGTCTGGATAGATCTTTATGTCATTAACAGATAAAACCAAATTCTCTTGAAAGTTTGGGTTGATTTCGTTGGGGGCATACCCACGCGGATTACACACGACTGTCTTGCCATATACGTCTTCTAGATATACCGAGTCATGCATGTGACCGTGTATCCAGACATCAAACTCATATTGTCTGAATAAATGTTCTAGATTGCTATGAAACGCGCAGTTAAGTGGGTGACCACGAAACTTCTCCGAGACACATGCTGGCAATGGTGCATGATGTGTGACAACGACGGTTTTTCCATCAAATGACTTTTTTAATACCATTTCTATAAAATTCACCGACACGGCATGTTCGTTTTTGGTATCAAGGGGAGTCAGGCGTCGGTAATTATCCTCGTCATCTTCAAACAAAATAATACTATAATCCGATATTCCGCTAGCCACTTTGAACCCCACGTAAGCGTCTGCCTCCATAAGATCAGTCCATAACGTGGCCCCAATAAACCTTACATCACCAAGGATCACCGTATCGTTGTCCAATACATACCAATTATCTATCTTATCGGCTTCTTTTTTCCAAAACCTACGGATGAAATTTATTTCTCCGTGGTAAAATTCGTGATTACCCAGAACATACACGACGTTCATAAACCGTTCACAAAGACACTTAAACCAAGGCAATGATTCAGTGCCTACGGCAATGTCTCCAGCTAAAACGAGGGTTGTTCGTGAGTCTTCTGGTGTAACTGATACATCAAAAGGTTTAAACTCTGTGTGGAGATCACTAAGAATTCTGATATTCATATATCTAGCTCTGTGCATTAGTTGAGGCCAACGAGTATACCACGCGTTGGCCTCTCACGTCAAGACTAATGCTTTTTTTATTTCTTCTGCGAAATGTCCGGTGAAGTTGAAACAAATTCGTTTAACCGTTCAGCGACCTCGATGATTTCCTTGACATCGGGATTCCCCGGATCATTAACTTTACTGCGGTTTGTAGTACAAATAGTGTATGCCAGAGATAACAAATCTGATCTGACTTCATATGCTGTTTTACCCATTATTTAATACCCTAAAATATTTTATATTATTTAGTAAAATTAGACAAAAACATCTAATTTACGATTTTTGTATTTTGTGGGGATTTCCAGATACTATCTCAATCCCCGTTGTCAATCTAGTATACTCTACCTTGGAGTCTTCATTGCACCTGTAAGCAGAAATTATGTGTTTTTTGTCTATTGGAATATTAACCCTTACTGTAGTGTCTTGATCGATCACAAAAGAGAATGGGAACCAAGCTGGACCACGTTCCGTTAAATGAACCTTGAATGGGCGATTTAGAACAATTTCATTGTCGTATATTTCGACTATCTCCCCAACAATCTCATCCCCCGAATCTAAAGCAAATGCCATTACATCGCCAACATCATAGTTTGTTTGTTTATTTTTTAACATTATGTATTTTCCTGTGTGTTTATTGTTTTATAAAACTAAAAATTTACTTCGCATGCTCCCCCAACACAAGATGCCGAGGCCAACGTATCCACCTCGATATAATTGGGACTCAGGTTGGTTTCGTTCCAATCAATCTTACGTAAGTGTCGCATAATATGAACCCATTTGTGATAGTTGTGAATATCCTTCAGGCAATGCGTCATTTGCCCAACATCGCCATCAAAATAATTGTCGGCAAATTTTATTGATCGTCTTACCCAATCTTGTTGTTGGAAATTAACTTCTCCGTAATCATCGGGATCTGGTGGAAATAAAACCTTATCACAGGCTTCCCACAAGTTGTTGTTAAATGCATACATACCATCAACAATTAGACCCGATGCAAACAGAGCCGCATCTCCGTAAAACTCTAATAGCTGTTCTTTAGAAAACACCTCGGTAAATGGTGCTTGAGCATAGGCTTTGTCTCCCATTATACCCAAAAGACTAATGCCAGCAAAATATTTTCTGTTTTCATAGATATAATCCGCCACTTCATCCCAATCACTGACTTGGATCGTATTAGATACGTTGTGGCGAGTGTCTGGGTGTACGCACAATTCTCTATTAGTACCATATTCCACCCAATTTTGCTGCGTCAATTTAACTAATTCGAGCTGTTTAACTCCGACTAAATCACGCTTAAATAACGAATCATCTTTAGCTACCACTGGAATTGAAAATATCCAATCAGTTCCATTGGCGTTCCAAACACTTTCTTCAACCGCGCAGGGGTTGTGTTCAGCAAATATCTTGGCAATTTCATTATCTTTGTTCATCTGCATGTTCCTGAAATACATCGGAGCATGTTCTCCGTGAATTCCAGACGCGGTTGATAACAACACCGATGCATTGCCACTGGGCTTAACACAAGTAGTACGAGCCGCCTGATTAATTCTAATCATGTCAGCAACACGCTTGTTGGTGGCCTTTACAATTTCGGCACCTTTGCGTTGAACTTCTGGATCAAAAAGAACATCAGGATTATTTGTCCATCCAGTAACACTTACTCCAATTAAAGCTTCTCTTTCAAAAATCTTTTTGGATGCTTTGCTAACATATTTAAAATTGGTATACCCTGCCTGTAAAGTCCCCATAATAGATGCAGCTTCACATGCCGCATAGAATTTTTCCGGGGTAGTACAGAGGCTTCCGTTAATTTCAACTAAGTTGCAACCTTCAGCACCAGACTCCCCCTCTTCTGTTTGGGGGTACATGCCGATTTCCACACAAGGATTGTAAACTATGTCTTCTGATTCTGTAAACACAAAACCCGGCTCACCATATTCTCTTACACTTTCCATAATATTGTCGAACTGTTCTTTGGTAACACGATCTCTAATGAGGACAGCAGAGTTATTGCTACGCGCTCTTTGGGGGTTAGTTGCTAACCAATTGCCGGTCTTGGCTGTAAGCATTTCCTGATCATAGTGGCTAAAGAGACATATAGTGGCTGAACGCCTAACACCACCGCTCAAAACGGCGTTAGACATGTGCATGACGATATCGTAAGCAATGATACTTGAGAATTTGGCATTTTGCTTTCGTCCAACATGGGCATTCAAAAGCTCTTCAATCTTTCCGATTGAATTTCTTAGACCATCTGGACCGGGAGCTTTGAAACCTCCCGAAATCTTTGAACCTTTGGGACGAATCTTACTATAATCGAATGCTACGTGGTGTCCCTGATATTCCGGGAATGGCACTTCTCCGGTGGCATAGCTGCTTATCAATACCCCAATTGCATCTGACCACCCCTCGATGCTATCCGGTATAACAAACGTCTTTGCTTTTTTCTCACGCGCCCTCAGTGGCGGCAATTTATTCACATGTTTTCTCTGGACCGAAAACCCTACGCCGCACCCACACAACAACCAGTACATGCATTCCTGAAAAAATTCCACTCGATCAACGTATGCCGAAACACAATTAAACATTTTAGCTTCATGTTTGAGCATAGGTGCCCCGCCAAATTGCAACGCTCTTTGCGATCCCAGTATTTCTTTATTCAAATATGCCTTTTTCGCAATTTCAAACTCTTTATTTAATTCATCATTACCGTCGAGCACTTTTTTGTATTTCGTACGATGCATATTCATCACACGTTCAACACTGTCCTCCCAATTTTCTACTCTTTCTTCTTCCTCGATGTATCTTGCGTAATCTGTATAAAATTTTATTTCTGATGCTAGTTGGCTCCCATCGTAAAGGTGGGTAGTGGCGGGGTTTTTCTTGGACACTTTCTTTTCTTCTCCTTAATTAATATTTTTTATCTGTTTTTTAGGGTATATGTTGACAATTTTTAGTTCATCGTCTATGCTTATGACGTCCCCATAAGCTACATTGAGTACATATTTATTTTCTACTACTGGAACAATATATTCACCTACAATGTCATCAATATGGTATATCTGTATTTCTTGATCAAATGAATCCAACAAATCTAGTGTGTAGAACATCATAAGACTTATTGTATTCTCACAAAATAAATTATAATTTAGAATCTCCCATGGGGTTGGCCACGTATCGGGGTTATAAAAATCTAAACTTCTAGCTCCGCGAGGAGCATTAGCCCAAAATTGAGCTACTTTACGCACAATATCTTTGTTACTCAGCTTATCACTGTCCAAAGTAAGTCGAAATTCGCGCCAACGCAAGATTCGGTCCTCAGGACGAAGACTGTTCCAATCTTGCATTTATTAAAAACTAAGCCAACGTCTTGAAACCGCTTTGAACGTCACATCCATCGGAAAATCATGCTTATACTGAAGCTTCACTGTGTTCGAACTTATCGTTGGCATAAATTCTATGCTTCCTGCGACCGGTGCCGGATCTTCGCTGCGGGTAAACTCATTGACATGGGTAACCACCTGAGGTGCTTCTATTGCAGACATTTTAATTGTACCAGTCATATGTACATAATTGGTCGTATCATCCCCGTAAACACTGTATTCTAAATGAAACGTATCTGCATCAGACACGTTATATTCCAAACCTAAGCCAGTAAAGTCAACGTACCCAACACTGGCTGGCAATACATACTCTGCTGGCTCGTAAACCAAATCGGTTATTGCAACAGAATTGTCTGTAATAATTTCTATATTCAGATTAGTTGTTGCTATCCCTACTGGGTCATTTAGGTTGTTCAGAAGCGCAGACAAAATATTAGCTATGTCGTGGGTGGTTGTAGAAAACGTTCCATCCGAATCTATAGTAACTGAAAGCTGTGAGGCCACAATACCGCTATATGCTGCGGCATCGTTGATATCAGTAATATATGCTTCGGCTCCAGTGGTTGGGGAAGATCCAGACGAAGCCTGCAAGGCACTTAATCCAACATAAACTTTAGCATTATCTTCGTCGTAGAAAATATTACCTACTTCAACTGCCGATTCAGTGGGGGTTATGATGGGATTTACTGTCGGGAAATTAGCGGAATCTGCCATGAAGATTGTAGAAAAATTGGTAAAATCAAAATCTACATCTCCGGCTACATTTATTTCCAGTATTTGTTCATCTAAAATCGTCTGTGCGGTGTTGATTAACCCGTTATATATTTTAACTCCGGAAGCAACACCCGTTCCTTCGTCGGAACCAATAAATAATCTACCAACATCCATACACCATCCCAGTTCGCCCGGTCGCAGTGGTTGTGGTAAATCAACTAAATTTCCTCTTCTGTGTTGTATGCGTGAAACGATTAAGTCTGTCATGGGATGAATTTTCCTTGTTTTAAACTTATTTATGTGTTCTCTATTTAGCGTTATACTGCGTGATAATGGAACAAAGTTTTCTTATTTGTAATATTGGTCTAGTCTGGCAAGCCACATGTCGACTGATTCTTTAAACAACTCCCCATCAATTAAAAATTCAATGAATTCACACTCCCGAGTAACCATAAGAATCACCCCAGATTTAATATCTGTACCAAACATTTCGTTGTGAGCCAGTGCATATGCTGCCAACTGACATCTATAATCTTTGATCCAATCTATTTTTTTCTTTTTTCTGGAATTTTTAAAATCTCCAATACAAGGAAGACGCTTGTATACGCCAACAAGATCAGCGGTTCCGGCATACAGCCCCTGTGTATACAAAGGACATTCTACACCCCACCACTCGTCCAAATTAGCAAGCCCTTTATTAATCATTATATTAGACATCAATTTAACCAACACCGATCCTTCTGGTTGAGTACCGTGTTTAATATAATTTTCCATATTATGATGAAACTTGGAACCAATGTCGGTTGATTCTTTGATAACCCTATCGGCTTCCTCGTTCCCAACCTTGGCTCTCCATTTTGCCAGTGAAGCCCTATCCTGTGCCGACTTAGTTTGAGACAATATTGTAGTCACGGATGGTAACTTAACACCATCCACTTCATATACTCTGGATCCATCGGGAGAAGTAATGTCTTTGAGGGGTTTATACTCGAATTTTTGATTATATTTCATTGACTTAGTATAACAAATATGCTACAAAAAGTCAATACAACCGTACTACCAATATATATGCCATTGCAACGTATTACCGGTATCCGGGTTAACTTCGACGTCGAAGGTATAACCCAAACAAGCAAAGTATTTTTGAATGTAATCAAGGTGGGCTGCAATGAGACGATCATCCTCCATACCAGCCCAAACCTGATAATATAGAAGGGTATCCACCGATCCAACAACTTCTGAAACATTTAATGAAATACTGGCTCCAGAACCATCGTCCCCGAGAGCAGGTATAATTGTTACGGAATCAGTGTTAATGTATCCACTCCCCCCATTAGTAACCGCGACGTCGCTAATGGCACCAGTATCTAAAGTAACTGTAAATTCTGCACCAGACCCACTGACACTGTCAATCAATAACGTTGGATATAAGTCTTCGTATCCACTGCCCCCGTTGATTATAGCAATGCCGGTTACAACTCCACTGTTGGTCGTTACCGTTCCACTAAAATAATTTCCGCTAGGGTGTGAAATAGCAATTTCTGCTTCAACCGGATCATAGCTTGAGCCGCCCGAATTTACCACTGTGGACAAAATCGACCCACTTCCGTTTACAGTCGCGACCGACACAGAAGCCCCTGATCCACTTGGATGAACTATGGTGATAGTATCCCCCGCCAAGTACCCAGAACCACCGGACAACACGAATACAGACGAAACTCCCCCCTCAGATACGACCACCTCAAACACAGCGTCTTCATTACCAACACCAGTAGTATCGGCAGTGGCTCGTATTGGTTGATATCCAGATCCACCATTGGTAATGGTGAAACTTGTTATCGTGCCGTTAGTAATTACTGGTATTGCGGTAGCATTTGTTCCAATGGGGTGAGTTATAGAGGCAGTAGCACTGACCACATCATAGTTTGTGCCGCCACTGTCTATAGTTACGCTTTCAATGCTGTTGGATGCGGTTATTGGGGTTGAATCAGATATTGTTATTTCTAACTCACAATTTTTTACTGCCGCTAAAATTGCGGCTTGTATGGCATGGATTTCCGCAAAAATAGTTTCTGGACAAAGAGAAGCGTCACGGGCTTGATCCGCAGTAATAAAAGTACAGTTCCCCGATGAAGTCTGTGTTGAACCGCATGCCGCCATTTATTTCATCTCCTTGTCTGTTACCCGTTTTGCCATATCGCTGACTTTTTCTTCGCTGTCTTCGCCGTCACTGTATGTAGTTCCGTCATCATCGTCATACTCCATGTTGCCGCCCGATACGTCTATTTTGTCGTCGTTAACGGCAGCAAAAGGAATGTCCTCTATGATATTTCGGGCCAATTCTTCCGTAATGGAAAACCCACATGACACCATGTGATCTAGAAACGACTCCATACTAAATGGTTTTAACCCGGCTGCTTTGGCTCGGGTTAAAATAATTAACGCTTCACGCTCAATGTCCTGAGCATAGCTGGAATCTTCAAGCAATAAATCTACAGCTCTCATTAGATTTGTTTATTGCTGCTTTGCTTTATTCAAAGCGTTCATGAGGCGTTTTGCTTCCGCAATTCTAGATTTCAAATGCTGAACACTTTCTTTTTTAGTTCTACCCAGAGGTTCGTCTTCTGGACCGGCAGCAGCAACGTCTCCTTCAAAATCATCGCCCATGTCCAGTGCGCTATCGAGGTCGTCTAACCCGCCATCATCGGGCATACTCATTGGATCAGATTCGGGGCCTAAGTCGGGTTTCATACCCATGTCGTCGTCCATGTCCACGCCTACGTCACTAGGCAACTTTCCTTGAGCGATGTCATTAACGGCATTGTTCATAACTTGCTGGGTTTCTTTCATATTATCTAATATGCCTTGTAATGAAGTATCTAATTGATTGTTGAACGAATCTGCAATTTCATTGCCATAGGTTTCGCGCATCTGATCTACAACAGGACCCAAATCTTCGTTCTGAAGACGGCCAACCTTTTCTATCATGGATTGCATTTCCTGAGCGAATCCTTTGGCGGCAATCAATACTTCCGCTTGTTCTACTTCACTTTCCATAATTTTTCGAACGTTTTTTATATATTTTTTATAAGTTTCTTTATTCATGGGGGTTTCCTAAAATTTTATACATTTCGTTGACCATACTGCGTTCATATTGTTTCAACAATTTCGATGACTTCGATTGAAAAAAATCATTAACAAGGCTTTCGCCATACAGCGACGACGATGCGGATACGTGCGTTACATCAGACAACGTTTTGCCATAATTTTTTTCAAGTGTTGGGCTTACTGATTTCATAAAACCTTCAATTATTTTTTTCATCAACACGGTGTTGTATTTGTCATTACCAGTTGAAGTGTAAATTGAAACAACGTCCTCCACCAAAGGTAAATCTCCAGTCTCTTCGACTGTCTCGGCAATAAATCCAGCCAATGCCACCAATACCTCCTCAAACATGCCGTCGTAGTGAGATTTTTCTTTCTCATTAATGAGCGTTGATAATCCTTCTATAATCAAAATATTTTGAGAATAGACAGGATTCAGGTGTGTTAGTTGGGTATCCTCCCGTATCACTTGGTTTCGTTTGATGACGCCAAAAAGAGCATCATACAAATCATTCAGACTAGCATTTTCAGAAATACTAACGCTATAATTGTTCTTCAAAAACCCATTGATATTGGCTAATTTATGTTTACCGGTTTGGTTTAGATCACACAAAAACATATAACTATATCCTTTATTAATTTAATAGTATTTATCTTAAATGAATTATTTTTCAATAATTAATCGTCGGCGTTGTCGAACGCAACTTTATATTTTATGTTCCAAAGGTGCTCTAGTGCATCTATTTTGGTTGATTCATATAAATCCCATTTGTTGGTGTTTTTATATACAACCATATCCATGTATTTCTTGGTAAAATGCTTCTCTTCCGACAAAATATAATCAATCTGGTCTTTCGTATTTTTCTCCAAACACGACGCTACCGCATACGCCACCCCGAAAAATAAAATAGAATCACATACCAAGTCATCATTCAAATAAATAGAATACAAGGATCCTTCTTTTCTGATAACGTATTTTCCAACACAAAAATTATGTACAATTCTAGCTGCAACTTGATCAGTTATCTCATCAAATTTTTCTATAACATCTGCACGTGATAACTTTTTCTTGGTTTTAAACAAACTAAACATGTGATTTATTTCCTACGCTTGTGTATTTTTCCGACCGGCTGGGGAGCAGATGCTACCGCCCCAGCGCCCGTACAACCACCAGAAGAAGTTTCATCAACTTCTTGTTCATCCTCTATCCCAGCCAATTTTTTCAAACGACCCATTTCTTCTTGAACATCATCTTCTTCAACTGATTCGTTTTTTGAATTTGTTGTCCCTAAAGCATTAACTAAATTTTTACCTTTCTGGTATGAAGAAGACCCAGTGATGGCGTCTAATTTCTTCTTCAATTCATCCCAAGGAGTTGGCGTTTTTTCATCATCTCCCTTGCTCGGTGTGTTGGACTGTTGTGGAAGGGGAGAACTCCCGGAAGGACCGTCTACTTTGGACGCACTGTATGCGTTATCTTTTGGTCCCTGCCCAGTGTTTGTGGCATCACGTGAATTATCGGCTTCTACTATAGATTTGAATAATCTACGCATGCGAAAATCATCTTTGTCGTTGTATGCTTCGTGCATAGCAATAAATTGAGTTAAGCTCATTTCAGAAATACGCCGATTAACTTCATTCTCTTTCATGGATGTCAGTTCGTTAATATACGTAATAAGTTCGCTATCAATTTCGTTTCGGTATGGTGCAGGCATATTATAATAATTCCTTTCTGGTAAATTCTATATTTTTTGTTTGTCCGTTAGTTGACAGTATTGCTCCCGATGGAAGAATAACCCCATGCAATTCGTCAATTAAAAATCCTACTGGGCCAATTGATCCATTGGGTCCGTTGTTTTCAAATACATTTTCAAGTTCTACTGCAAATTTCCAAACGAATCCTTCCCCGGATAGTGTCGGTGCGGCCACATCTTCGTTACTCCGGACACTCAAATCTGCAACAGCAATTGGGTTAGTCATGATAACTGGCATTGCTCTCAGCCCAATAGACTGCAATAACACTTCAAAATTCTTTTGGCTTACGTCCGAGTAATCACCAGTAACCCGTATATTAATACATTCGGCATTGTCTGGGTCCGAATAAGCATAGGAAGAACACGCATACGCCGTATAGTATTGTAGGTTTCTAGACAAATTTTCATGGGCAAATGCTGCTCCATTAATACGCTGCGGCATAATAGTGTTCCTTTCTTTTTCATATTTATCACATATTAAAAATTAATCATAAAAAAAACCCGGCAAGAGCCGGGTTTTTTTTTGATTCAATGGTTTCTATTAACCAGCAGTAAAATCAGTACCAACGTTAGAGAAGGTAGCACTAGACAAGCCAGCTAATGCATCAATCAACGCTTCTACTTCGGTAACTACAGCAGAATCGTCATATGCCTGAGCATAGTCCATAATCAATTCAATAACAGTTGCAGAGGTCACGCGCAGGCCAATAACCGTGCAGCGTGTTTGAACTGCTTCGATGACCATTTCCAATCCACTGTTAACAACTTCGTTGTCAACGTCATTCTGAAAATCGCCGCCCGTAACTGTCAACGTTGCGAAACGTACGTCAGCCGAAAACCATACACCTTCTTGGGGTGCGCCATTAATTCTTGTTGCCATGTTTTAAATCTCCATGTATTTTAACATTGTTTGTATTTATTTATCTTTTTCTACCAAAAATATATCATTTTACCGTAAATATCACTGACGAGGCATAACTGGGCGGTTATCCGGACGCCGATGTTGTGGGCGCATTCCTTTTGCCCCATTAATCTTATCCATCACCCCATCTTCAATTACGCCCTCGTCGGGGCCATTCTCGATATTATACATAAATATTTCAGATTTATCTAAATCATATTTTTCCGCGATATCCGCCAATTTACCTTCATAGGTATCGCCTTTATAAAAATAAAAAGTACCTAGTGTTTTCCACTCGCTGGGCCTGATTCCTTCTTCCTTTTTCTTCGCTACCCATTGTCCAATCATGTGATCTGTACTTTCTTTCATATCCCTACGATAAGCACCCAATTTAGCCCTAAGATCTGTCATTATACCTTCGGTGACTTTTAAATCCATTAACCTATCACGACACAGTTGCCTTAGTTTCTTTTCTTCTTCTTTGGAATCCAACTGATTAACAGTCCTCATATAAATAGAGCGAACTTCGTCTTTTGTCCGGGCATTAGTTAATTCGTACTCATAATTTCTTTTTGGCAAAAACCCGTCATCTTCTGTTTCGTTTGTTTGACCGCCGTTTTCATCGGAATCATCACTAAATTGATTAACAACCTCATCGCCCATATCAGTGGCTACGTCGGCAACCGCCCCCGCTCCAGCAGCAGCCGCAGATCCAGCTAAACTTGCGGCTCCCTTTAACCCGGATCCAACAGCGGATACGATTGCCGGTGCTGCCATAGCCGCACCGCGAACTAGCCAAGGCCACAATTCGTATAATTTTTCTTCTCTCTTATCCATTTCTATAATATCCTCATTATGTTCGTCTACTTTACCACGGACGGTAGTTACTCTTCCTTCCCGATCCAAGCATAGTTTTGTCATATACAGTGCAATATCCGCCGCACTATGTTTCGACATAATTTCTCGCTCTTTTCTCATTTTTTCAATTTTAGAGTATCCTAGGCGTTGTAACAAATTCACAGCAGCTTTTTTGGCAACATCAGGGGCCATGTCTACCAGCTTAAACGCCATTTTCACAACGTCCCCTGCCTCGTTCAATAAATCGTCATCTTGGGCAAGAGATTCGCCCACTCCACCAGCACCACCAGCTCCACCATCGCCTCCTGCGGAAACACCTCCACCAGAAGGGCCAGCGTCACCCACTCCAACCCCACTATACGCCGGGTTAGTCATATATGGAACTGTTCCTTTGGCTTTGGATTTTTTGGTTTTATTGGACTTTTTCTTGCCCGATCTGGGCTTACCCGGATCTCCATACCAATCATATAACTCAGTCATATTTCTTTTTTAGCTCGCTTATTTTGGTTAATACTTCTGATGAACTAGATATTCTTCGGATATGAGATTCCAAGGATCTAATAGTGTCTTTTTTCTTCTGGTCAGATATATCATCCCAAAGGACACAATTTCTTCGTAACCCTCTATACCGACTGTCCCTCATTCGAATATCTCGCTCAATATCATAAAAAAATTGTCTACTATATGTATCAGTATAAGTATGTGATCGTGATATTCTATCAATAAAAGTATTAAGCTTTCCTGTATTTATACGAATTCTTCTTTTTATCTCGTCGTTATAAGGATAAGATTCATGATTGCCTAACAACAAATAAATTAAAAGATACAAATCCGTTTGCGAAGACCTAAAATAATCGTAATTATTAAATACTCGCGTACGTCGCAAATATGTTCTGCTCCATTCAATATTTTCCAAATAATACAAATAATGGACCAACAACGAAAGATAAAACAGCGCAGTCGCATCATCGACACGAAATCGACGAAATGCCGTACCGGACGAAAAGGTTCTGCTTTCAGTCAATGTGTTTATGAGTTCATATGTCATTTTATATAAGGCCTCAGTTCGGGTGGATAATCCTCCACTCGATAATACACTTTGTATTTGTCACTCAACGTTTTCATATTCCTAATCATCGCTTCATATATCCGTCTAGCTTTTACCGGATCATAGGTATCTCTAACTGAAGCTACCAAGGTTTCTACGCTATCTAGCGAATATGGTCCGGTGTTAGAAGAAAATAAAGTTTGAGCTATTTGTGACGGATCTTTTATTCCTACGGATAAAATAGTAGTTTTCTGTCTTTGATTCCACTCGCCCGTTCGAACACTACGAACACTTTCTTTGCGAATTGGTACTAGACCGTCGGTAGAAGACCATCTCCAACATTCATGCCAAATTGGTCTACCTAGCGAATCCCTTTCATCGCTTTCTTTATAATGTAAGTTAGATGCTATTGCGCGAATTGCTGCATTACGATACATTCCCTTGAAACGCGATTCCGACGAAGAATGGTAATAGACAGCTAACCACTGTGGTTCGCTTGATATCATTAGATCTACTTGAACAGACCCAGTTCTCCCATTACCTAACGAAGCATCATAACTTTGTATAGGCACCAATAGAGATATCATTTTTCCATGTATTGAAATTTTACTGGCATCAAAAATTGCCTGAATTTTGTTCAAATAAAAATCAAAATCATCCATACCTCTTTCTGGTATTGCAAAATCTAAATCACCAGAAAAGGTTACTTTTCCCGTAGATCCCAAAGGGTATCGACCCAAATCGGATATGCCCAATTTGGATTTCAAATACTCAACTGTGGGGGGTATTTCTGTGTAATGAATTTCACCGGCAAAATCAAATATATTGCCGCCTTCATTTATTGTTTTTTTTTTATTTTGGATGGCTTTGGATATTTTTCACACAAATGTGCTTGAGCAATTTTCCAATATGACCCCGAATCACCACTTTCTTGTATTATATCGCCGTGAGGCCAGTACACAGCCTCTAAAACCGCATCTTCGGGATATTTCCACCATTCTTCTTGTTTTATTTGACGATCTACTTCATGGAGGGTTTCCTTCAACAAACCACCGTCCGTTTCCTTTAAGCCTTTCAGAATGCGTTCGCGATGGCTAACTCCCTTGTTTTTCCAAAACTTAACCAGTTCGTCTTTAACAATTTTTTTTCTTTTTTCGCCCTTGACAACCCGGCGCTTGATGTTGGTCATTAGAGAACGCAAATCATTACCAGATAACTTGGTATTACCCGAAATGTCCGATGGACGGCTCAAGCGGTATTCATTCAACTTCTTCGTAGATTTATCGTCTTTTTTCATAATTAGCATTCCATATGGAGTATTTATCACATATTATAGAGAACCCTTTATGTACATTAACACCGCGTATTCCCTTAAAATATTTTCTGATAAAAGGACTTTTGAATTAATTTTTCTATCCAGTCTGACTTTATTTTTTGACACCACAGTTGGTAAAATTTCCAAATCATTCCACGAATAGTCATTTTCAACAAGAAGATGGGTAATATTAGTGTACGTTTCCATTGTTATCATTTTTCCAGATTGTATATTCTGAGTGGCTTTTTTTATAAACTCCGGATCAGTTTGTGCCTGACGAATAATTTCGTTAACTTTGGGAACAAGTTCTTTCCATGCCCCGTCGGTTTTATTATCCGCCATGATACTGGACATTTGTCTTATCAACGCCTTTCTATCTTCTTCCGACGGCAAAGTACTTATTTTTTCAGCCCAATCACCAATATAATCCATTAACCCGCGATTGTTTAGTTTAGAATTTTGGGTTTTCAATTGCTTGGAAACATTAAAAAATATTCTTCTTAAATCACCATCAGAAAGTGTCTCGTTTTCACCTTCAAGCATCAATGCACCAAAGTTATGTGAAGAATCCTGTAGATTCGTTTTGTTAGACAACCGACTGTAACGTTTTTTTAAAAAATTTATAACAATTTTTTCTAAACCAAACTGATATGTAATTTCTGCCAATCGAGAAATCTCATCTTTACGTGTATGGCGCACTAAGTTCAAAATTCGTCGTATAAAAGAATCATCGCGTTGTCTAAGTGATACTCCAGCATCATTGAATATCTTTCTAATTTCCCAAGCATTAAATCCAACAGAATTCAAAAAAACAATTAATCTATCGGAGTCGGTGGGTTTACCAAATTCTTCCCAAGCCTGCCTAAATTCTTTAGAATTGGATGGTTTTGTTCCTCCCCTAAAAGTAACAAATTTTCCCATAGGGCTTATCTGCTGCATAATATTGCTTCTTCTACCAAGAACCTGCCGTGCATGTGCTTTGTTCTTGGCCTTGGCCGCACTAAATCCCTTGTCCAAATGTTTAAGATGTGCTGCCATATTGCCAACTGTACGCAAGGAAGGCATAGGCAACCATGCCTCCATCATCGGTTTTTTCAGTGATATTATGGAATCTGAAAGTTTATTTTGTTCGTTGACCAGCGCTGACATTGTGTTTACAATCCATGTCATTTTTAATAACGAAGAAACCTCTTCAGAAAAAAGTTTGTACGTAGTCAAAACAAGCACTATTATAAATTTTTTATTCTGCACATCGGTATCGGCTGTTAGAATAGATTTACACTTGGTTTTGAAATGCTCAACATATTGGCTACCTGATATCTCACCGAAATCAATATCACCAAGAGCCTTTATGGTAACGCCAACTATATCTCTTCCATCATCTTCATCCATTTCAATTGAATCGCCTTCGGATTGCAACTTATCTAATATAGCCTGCATTTCCATATTTTCGGAATTTATGTTTTCGGAGCTACCTACGTCATCTTCGTCTGTCTGGTCGTCGTCAGAAAAACCCAGATTCTTCTCTGCAGTCTGCAGGACATCTCTTACTTCCCCTCCGCTTAACCTTGCTTCTAACAAAGCGCCAGCACAAAAAGTACTTATACTAAAAACTTCATTCATAAGTTTATGAGTTTTTTTTCTACGAGTAGTCAACAAAACCGCATCTTCAAACACCGAGTCATCTACCGGTATCCCCAGATCATATAAAAACGTTTTAACATCACCGGGCATGGGATCAGTTATGTTGTTATCTCTTCGATATTCCAGCCACTTGCGTATTAATTCTTTTGTTTTGTCATCTATTGCCCTAGGAACCGGAACTTCTGGGTCCGGAATTTGATCATCTGGCGAGGAAGTAGCCGCCGCTTGGTGTGGATCAACATCATGCGAGGTCCGTTTCACTGTTCTTCCACGATGATAAGTTTTCCCCACAGTATATCTTTGTAATTCCTGCATAAATAACTTAACATCTCTGCGTTTCATATCTCCCAACAGAGATATAATTTCTTCGTATAGTTGACGAGTTTTTGGAGGCAATTCTTCGATATTATCAAACGTAGAGGCATGGCGTTTTACTCCGTAATAGCCCCTATCGTTGTGTTTTGTCTCTCCATCTGCCGAGAGGTTTTCATTGCCTTCTTCGCTGAGATTTCGTATTTTATCAATCATTTTTTGCTGTTTTCGAAATGGCTCTAGAAAATTTCTGTGGATCACCGGTTAGGATGCTGTTAAGAAATCTTCTTTTTAATTTTGTTGCTGTGTCAGGCTCATATGTTTCGTCAATTTTACGAAACACGTTAATGGCCGAGTGTATGATGTGATTTGCCCTTGAATCCAACGCATCCGTGTCGTTCTCAGTCAATGAAATTGTTTTTATTTCTTCCAATATGGACTTCGGACGGCGGGGTTGCCCAACATCTGACATTTTCATCATAGTACTCCAAAAGATTTATATATATTTATCAAATATCAGAGTTTCTTGAGCATTTCTCTAAGGTTGGATCCTCGCTCAACAATGTTTATTTCATTTTCGCGGGGTTCGGGGGGTTTCAGAACACTCTTCTTTTTCAGATTTTCAATGACTTTTTCTGTGTCGATATGATCTCCGGTTTCCTCGTTATCCCAATCTGTTATTCGCATGGTTTTGATATTATATTTCAAATCAAGTTTAGCCCCAGTACCAGAACTAGAGCGAGTTTTCAACAACTGAACTTGGTATCTTCCGCCTTCTTTCATTGTCATTGTAGTGAAAATAGCGATAACATTGTCTGCCGTGTTTATTTTTGAAATACCACCAGAAATATGACTATGGTCGTAATCTATTTCATCATGACTTTGTCTATTAAGCTGTGAAGCCGTTCCCAAAACAACGTCGCAGTCGGTAGCAAGCTTGCGTAGTTCTTCCGAAACGTATTTGTCTTTTACAAACAAATCACTAGGCGTTATTCTCCTGTCGTATGGGATCATAAGATCTAAATAGTCTACCATTACTGCGTCAACCTTTAGACCAGTATTAATTTCGTATTCTTTGACATATGCCCTTATGTCTGTGGATGTGGTCGCGGCTGGAGGCATGTATTTGACCTGCATAGATCCCCCGTGCTCTTTAGAAAACTTATTGATACGCATTGCAGTATCATCGGGGTCTTTCACCAGTTCTTGCGTGCCATACCCGCTCAGCATAGCGAACAAACGCAAGTTTATAAGGGCCTCACTCAATTCCAACGTAATATATAGGACATTTAGCCCCTGTGCGACCAAATTTAAAGACCAGTTCTGTAAAAAAAGACTTTTACCAATGCCCGATTGTCCAGCAAATATATTGAGTGTTCCACGTTCGGTACCACCATATAATTTCCTGTCAATATCAGACCATCCAGTAGATATCATGTCCCCTTTTTCCAGCATTCGTCTTATTTGGTGCTCTGGATGATCAAACACGTCCGTTCCCAAGTCTTTTACCAGACCAATCTGAACCGCATTTTTGATATTGGCTTCAACCTCACCGTACCTCTTTTCCTGCAATAGGTCGGCTGACTTTAAGATTTCAATTTCTAACGCACGATGACGGCAAAACTGTTCATATTCACCAAGAAACCAATCTCCATGTGTTGCACAGTCTTTTGCATCCAACTGTTCGTATGCCGTCCCACATTTAGTATTAATAATTTCAATTGACGGTGCCATCGAATGATCGTTGGCATAAGACATGATAAATTTTATTGCTCTTTGTGCGTGGGGTGATTCGAAATACTCTGACTTTGTAATACTCATGCATCTGGTTAAAAGAGTACGATCTGTAATCAAGAACCGTATGAACAAATCTTCTAAGTCTGGGGTATAATCTTGTATTTCTTTACTTTTAGTCATATTTTAGTAAATTTCTTTTTAATTGTATTTTTAGTTTATTATACTCGGCATGCTCTATGATAGACTGTAATGTCGCGATACGACCGTATTTAGCCACCGCATCAGACGCGTCTCCGATATCTCTGTCCCACGGGGGGAACGACACGGCCCATCCATATTTAACCGCGTCATCTACTAAATCCATACCGGCTTTGTCTCGGTGGGGGGTTAGTATAACCGTTTTGTCCATGGACAAAATCATTTTGGCTTGTTCCTCGTTAATACTATTATGCAACGGGGAGACTCCTTTTAAACTATACGCATCAAAAACCCCCTCACACAAAATAAGATATTCATTGTCCGGATTCTGTTCATCTAAATTATAAAGATAATTTGAAGGCATCACATTTATATATTTTGGCAAACTTTTTGGAAGTTTAGAAGAACAATATCGTGCAGTGTATCCAACTGTTTGACCACGATAGCTAAAAGGCAGCAACACTCTTCGATTATATTGTTTTTCTTTGACCGGAGTCCAATATAATGAGTCCAGATCATCAAATTCTCGCTCTTCTACAACATATTGCAACACTTTCAAGAAGTTTTCATCGTTACAATTCTCCTTAGCCCAAAACGACAGGGGTTTGGTATATTGTGGCAACTCTGTTGGGGTCCATCGGACAGTAATATCACGTTCTATAGATATCAGCTGTACATCAATGTCGTTTCCTTTTTTCAATCGAAGCAGTTCGAATTGGATTTTTTTGATATCTTTGCTAGGAACGCCGATGGTGGTTAGAAATTCAATAAAATTTTTACTTAATGGTGTTTTTCCATCCCATCTGGTTTTGAAATTACAATTAAAGCAATTCATCCCGATGGTTGAACCATCAAATTTTATTCCAAAACGCTTCCGAGTATCTTTGTGTCCTCTGCCCGGACACATCATACAATTGCATCTCCGAAAACCCGACGGGGTATCTGTGAGAGGATCAATATATTGCAATATGACACTCGAAACTAAATCATATGGAGTTTGCATAACAGCACAATTATATCAGAAAAGTATCCCAAATGTCAATGACTTAGGCGCTGTTAAGATCTCCATTCTATCTTAGAAATCGATCCATTATCGTCAATGTCTAAATCAGGATCATATATTAGTTTAAATTTAACCCAGCATAAGTTTGTCTGTATAGTAAAGGCAGTTGTTCCGGTATAATCTTCCATCGTTATCGATGATATACCGGGACCCAAATCAACAACAAAATATTGCAAAATATCGGTCGGCGGAGTTGGATCTAGCGTACCCAAAACAACCAATTCTCCGCTAAAATTGGTAGCCGTTACTGAAAAGGTGTGGATGCTGTTCTTATGATTCCTTATGGCGTTGGCCGAAACAGCGGAACTATATAACGTATACGGCTCTTCTTGTGCGTTTAACGGAACCCATGTGTCCGGGTCCAAAACCACTGATTCCATTGGAACCGAGTATCCTTGGTTTGTTATTTCAACTTTATAAACAATGTTATCGGCTAAATCAGTATAAAATGGAAGATATTTTGCAGTTTCCGGTGCTTCACCATATATTGGTTTCTCTTGCACTAAGACCATGTCGTAAAATCCCACAGAAAGATTTACTAAATCTCCCTCCAACACATTTAAACACAATTCCCCAGTGCACGTGCCCGTCGCCAAGCGCTTTTCTAACACAACTTCTTGGTTTTCCAAATTTACAAACTTTGCTCCCACATTCATATGATCAACAGGTATTCTTTTGTAGTCTTTATCCTTAACGGTAAATTGTACAGAGTTATCAACACCCTTATGTATTTTGATCATTCGTGTATCCATTGGTTTATTCTCTTTACTACAGCATTTTAGCCTGTCGCCCACATAAAGCAATTGATATGCGTCTTCATATAGGTATGCGTTAACAAACATTTGAGTTCCATTTAATAATTATGACTTAATCCTCTATTATTTATTAAAATTCATCATTTTGTTTTGGGTCAAAATACTAAATAGATTTAAATAACAAACAACATTTCAATACTATGACTTTTGAACATTATGCGGATATACAAAAAAAATTTCCGTTTTTATCAGGCATTGTCTTTCGCCAAATAGAATACATAGGAATTATACAAAACTCAGATGACAAAATATTGTCTTTCTACGATTACGAGGCCATTAGGGCAGAAGAAGATCGACTATCTTTTCTCTCCATGGGAGACACTTGGTGGTGGGAAAGCAATCGTCAAATTCCTATTAATATATTTTTACGAGGAGAAATGGAACAATTCCGGTATTGTCTCAAAACTGTCATACAAAAGGACACCGAAGTTGTCTTCGGTCCCGAAACTTCTTTAAACAACATCTACAACAAACGAATAAAACGTCGCCAAATACAACTTATGCGTAAAATGGATTAAATTTCGTTTTTTAACATGTTCATTTGAACAACGACCGCCATTGCGTAAGCAAATGAGTGGGCCTTTTTGAAATAATACTCGTCTTTCTTTGGCGGAATCCAAACCTCCTTCATTATTTTGTCCCACGAGGCATTTTCTAAATATCGCTTAGCTGGTCGAATTATAGCCAACACTGCCGCTAACTGTTCTATTGATTTGGGCTTTAATTTGAAAACCAAATCATAATGTTTTCCTATATGGAATAATTTTTCTACAAATTCTCTGTCTTTCAACATTTCCCAAGGAGGCTCGGACTCTACCAATTCTTTTAACTGCCCCTCGTCAGTTATTTTTTCATATAACGAAACATTCAAGAAATCGATTTTAAAATAACCTTGTTTTTCAGCTTCCTTGTGGTCTATTGAGGATATATTACTCCTTACATCGTGGGGTATCGCCTGAAAATATACTCCAGTATTATGTTTTTCTAAAGTACCGTCTCTATCTATAGATGCCACTATATGTGGGAATACTCCCAATGCTAATTTTCTATCAGCAACATCAATATCAATGTCTGTGTTAATTTTATTACTCATAATCCTGCCTCTAATAATGTTTCTCTGACGCGTTCGGTATCTTCCCTTCTAGACATAAAAATAACCTGCCACTTAATGGGATCTATTATTTGCTCTATTATTTTTATGTTATCTTCGTTCAAATTAGACATTATTCTGTCTGCCGATGGTGCCAAATAAAACACCCATGGACTTATCTTTCCACTTCTTATGAAATACACGACCTCATTGATGTTGGCTTTTTTAAAAAAATTAGAATATATGTCTGAATTTTCTTTAGCCCAATTTTCCATGGTTGCTAAAGACCGCTCTACCGCTCGGTAAACGGGTTCTGATTTCATTTTTTCTTCTAAATAACATGCATAAACATAAGCTTCCTTCCAATCCCTTAGCTTCACACCATTCTCAATAAGATATGTTACAAAATCATCTGAATCTATTGGATCTAATTCTACTAAATATCTTCCAAATTTAACAAAATCAATATAAAAGCGGTTGTCAATAAAATCTTCAAGTGTTTTATATTTTTTGGCCGAAGTTGTCCTATAATAGAATTCTTGAAACACTCTAAGCCCCAACCGAGAAGCAATGTTGTCCTTATCAGCCCATCTTTTTTTCTTCACACACATATGGGATGCCAACGTGCGTTCTGAACTAAAGGCTTTTTTACAAAATTTACAAATTTTATCTGTCTTATTCATTCACTTGAATAATTTCTTTATTTCGTCGTCTGTAAATCCTCGGTCTTCAAAATAACCAATTATCTCATCTTTGGAATTTATCAACAGAAATGTATTAACATCTTCCTGTTTCCAATGTCGGTTTAATTCTCTAAGTTTAGTAGACAACATATCATCTTTTTTTCCTTTAGGAGGAGCAACCCACGGATGGTAGGTTGATTCTCCGGCACCTCCCATAGAGAGCAACTTCCATAAAAAATCTGGATGCTTCTTAAATACATTAAAGTTGACGTTTACGAAATCATTGGTCATTAACAAATAATATTCGGAATTTGTCTCTGAGGAACTCATGTATCTCATCAAAACCCAAAGAGACATTTCTTTCTTCTCATCGTCGCTAAGATTCAAATAGAAATCTTTATTGTTTTTGTCCAATTCCCATAGAACCTTTTTTAAATCTATCTGATACTTAGAACCCATTATAATTCCTTAAAACAAGCTACCAATTTCTATTGTCTTTGGAAGTTTGTTGTAGTCTTTGACAAAAAAAGCGCATGGAGGTTTGTTTCGATCTACCAAGGGAGTAACCAACATACATCCGTTTTTGAGTTTTGGAAAAAACCACTTAACTTCAGAATATATATTAGTCATCTCTATATCCACCGATCTCGGTGTGCTATCCGCGAACGGATTATAAACAAAAGCCCTGAAACCCCGATCATTCAGTCGTGTCAATGGCATGACCTCTACCTCATTCATCTCGTCATCACACACCATTATAGACCAATCCAAAGGCATTTGCAACTCCATGTTGCCTATCCTCAATACAACTGCTGGGGCATAAAATGATTCTAGAAAAACCAAAGGTAAATAAAAATAATCAATGTGTTTGCTGTTGGTCATATCTAATACACAAAATCTAACATCCCCAATTTCTTCAGGAATACAGTCTATATTATATGTTCTATTCTCGATTGTTAAAATGTTCATATCATTTCCGTAAATTTTTTATTTTCAGCTATAGCAGCACTTATCTTCTCGTTAAATTCATCAATAGTGCCTTGTAATTTATGAAATACAAATGCATTCTCTATTTGTTCATAATCATTTTCAATTAAACGTAGTCTTATATAAAACCCACAATCCTTTCTATACAATGGATTTAATACAAGAACCAAGTCCCCCCTGCCATCATAGTGTGTTTTAATATAATCATCCGCAGATTCCAATATCTCTGGTGCTAGACCTTTCGTCCCATCACTTTTATAATTGTCATATTGGATTACACGTCGCAACGTATAATAATATTTTTCTCCAACTAGTAACGGAACACTTGTGTCGATTTTTTGAACATTCCCTAACCTACTGTCTTTGTGTACAAACACAGTCTCAGACGGTTCATCTAATTGGAGTAACAACTTAAATGCATCCCAATATACATCAAACGATCCATAATACCTATCTATAAGATATTGGTAACTTTTCTTAAGTTCCATCGTTATGACAACCTGTTGATCGCCCACCGAATGGTCAACCATTATGTTTTTGCACATTTTAGACAAATAAGACCCGGTGTTTGTTGTCCGGTTGTACCTAATGTAATCGTGTGCGTCAACCACGAGTCTTGTCTTCTTCATCAATATTTTACCTTACGAACAGTGAATGGATATTTTTGTTCTTTATAAAACGCTTTTCGTTTGCTTAGATGCCGCTTGGAATATTTCGCATTTGAAGTTATATCATATACATTTAAATGGTCTTTGTCTTTTCCAACCCGGATTCCACGACCAATACTTTGTATAACTCTCACAAAACTTTTGCCCGGCTCAATCAACACAAGGTTAAATATTCTAACAATATTAATTCCAGTACTCGCAACTCCGTATGTTGCTATTATAACTTTGTTATCCGATGTTTTGATTTCATTGTATTCTTTGAATCTATCTGTACTTTTCAATGTGCCATGAACGAAGACCGAACCGGGTATAAGATCTTTTAACATGTTGCCGGTTTTTATCTTGTCAACCAATATCAATGTATTACCAGTTTCAGCTATTGTACTAATTTCTTCTGCTAAAAACTCAATACGTCGTTTGTCGGTTGTAAGCCACGTGTGCTCTGCTTGATAGTTAGTAAAGATACTGGCATAATCCTGCAACTGTAATACATTTATGTTCAAGGTAGCCAGAACACCTTTGTCCTGTAATTCTTTTGTTTCAATGGTCCCTATCAACGGACCAACGACCGCTTCGATGGCAACTCCTTGATAATCTTCCTTTGGAATCGTGCCGGTTAGTCCCCACCGAATGGGGATACCACCAAAATTTCTCGACAGTAAATTACGCAAGACATCGGCCTTTGCTTTGTGAGATTCGTCCACTATTATCCCGGCAGTCCCATCAACCAACCATTCGAAACAAAATTCAGGATCATAATACTTGCTTTTTTTATTTAAAACATCCAGACTTTGCCAAGTACATATGGTATGTTGTCGTCCAAATTCTTTTCTATCACCATAATATACTCCAACATCTAGCCCGAAATTCACATAATCCTCTTCTGTTTGAACAACTAAGTCTTTTGTCGGCACAATCACGAGGGACTTGCCATACTTGCTAATTTTGTCCGACAATATAGCAGTCACAATCGTTTTTCCGCTCCCAGTGGGAGCTACTGAGACTCCCTGCGGAGATGCTAGAAAAGTATTAATATAGTCTACCTGATAATCCCTTAGTACAATGGGTTCTCCTTCCATCTGATGCCCTTCTGGCCACGTAAGATGGGAATACGAATGCTTGTCTACCGTTTCAAATTCGAAATCATATTTTTCGCGTCGATCTTTAATATTGATATAATATCCAGCATCTTGTACTATTGGTATCAAACGATCCAATAAATGAAAATATGATCTAGAACCAATGTCACAATACCTAACAGTTCCATCCCATCTTCCCAACTTATATGCTGGGGTATGGACTGCGTGGGGTATGAAAAATTTTAATTTATCGGATAATTTTCTTCTTGTGACAACATCCAGCCCTATAAAACGGATATTAACCTCGTCAATTATTTCAAGAGTACATTCTTTGGACATATATAAACCTTTGGCAATTGTGCAACAATTATAACAAAATAAAGCAATTTTGTCAATGAAATCAGAAAGGTATATTACTTATGGAATCATCATCAAACACTGGGCGGAGGTATGAATGATGGTAATGAAACGTTAGGAAGGTCAAATGTTTCCAATACATCTGTAGGAGCAAAATTCTCCGGCAACTGGGTATTTGAATTGAGCTTGGTTACGGTGTTGTTAGCGAAGTCTTTGACGAAGTCTACGCCCGGAGTCAAAATATTGTCATTTAGATAAGTAAATGCGCTTTGCGTAACGGTAACTACGGCACCTACTGCCGCAACAACCGCAAGTTTAACGTTTTGAGTGATAGTAGAAACCACATTACCTAATTCATCTATAAAGTCAAAGTCAGTCCCAACCTCTAGTGGAACACCATCCTTTACTATTTCTATGGCACTGGCAATAACCGAATCTGCATCAGCCCCCGCTTCTATTGCGGCGTTGGCCAACTCAGCAATTTCATCTACTTCCATGGGTAACTCCAGCTCTTCTGTGGCCTCCTCGATGACCGTGGTGACTGATTTTGGCAAAACCTCTAACTCTGTCAACGGAGTGTCGCCAGCAAAACCGGTTATAGATTCAATAGGTGTTCCCACCGGAGGTGTAAGCTTTAGCGTTTGTCCAGAACCATGTATTTGTGGATTTGTCGGATACTTGGTATCCTGATATTCGCTTCCCTGATCGGTTGTGTAACTTCCAAAAACACTACCCCGTAAATCACCTTCTGTTACACTAACCTCACCTTGAATAATCACGTCCCCGAAAACCCATCCTTCCGTTTCCATCGTGCTGTAAATATCGGCGAGACTCGATACAGTGGGGGAGCCAAAGACTTTGGCTTTATTAAATATAGATACAGTATCAGATCCATTGCCAATTGTTCCTGCGCCAAAAACAACGGCATTCCCATATATATTGCAATTACCCTCAATCACAACGTCTCCGAACACCTTGGCATTTCCAGATACTGAGGAACCGGCTTTCATGACCACCGTGTCAGCCACGAACGCCGTATTAGCGACCCACCCACCAGACTCTCCTCCGCCGCTGTTGGGGTGAAGGTGGCCCAATGCGTTGCCTTCAGGAAAAGCAACTTCTATCGAATCGAACCAATTATGACGAGCGTCATTTTTGTTCAGTCCATATGTATAATTACCAAGAAAAGCTGGATGCATATTAATATTTATCTACTTTCTATTAGATATTGATGTCTTCGAGACCAGCCGCTCGTAATTTCACGATATGAGACAACATCCACCCCTTCTGTTCCAATCCTTTATACAAACCTAGGTATTTGTTTCTCAGCAAGGCCACTTCGTTAACTAAGTAGGTCAAAGCTACAACATCTTCGTCGCCATCTGTATATTTTTCACAATCTCTAGATGATAAAGAACGTGGATAATTTTCAAGATACTTCTTAAATACTGATGATCTTAATTTCCTAAGGCGTATATTCAGATATTCGAGAATACCCTCTATTTCTTGCAACTGAAGGTAACGGTGCTCGACAATACCGGGCAATTCAGAACCATGTTGTTCTATAGATTTCCCATTTTTCAAAGATAATTCCTTCTTTGCCTCCTGCAATTCCGATTCAAAATGTTCTACGCAATCGGGAATATTGCCTAAATCAGAAGATACTTTATAATACCATTCACTCATCTTTGGGCATTACCCTAGAAACACCATTTATCATAGCTTTAATGAAATAAACTGCTCTACGATGGAAATTTGGTATTCTAACACGTAATTGCATCGTTTTTCTGGGAACCCCAAGATCGGATTCTAATTTCTCGTGCATGTTGGTAATATTAGCCGGGTTAATTAGCCATTTTGCTAATTCCTTGCTTGTCAAACACATCTCATGCATATCTTCTAACAATGCATGTGTTTGTTTAACGTCTTTATCTTCTATTGCACGATATAGTGCAGTTAATTTTAAATCAACCGCATCATTACCACTCTGAATATCCATCATCCTCTTCGTCCTCTTCGTTAGTACCAAAATGAGAGAGCATAGCCGCGTCTATGAATTTATCCACGCCCACTGCCATGAGTTCACTGTCTATGTAACCATAATCGTCAAACACAGACACAAGGACATCAGCAGCATGCAATCTCTCTTTATTGGCAATGAAGGGTTTCAAACTTTCCCATATTTCAATCATTAAATCTGAAGACATTTTACCTCCAAAAAATTATATGTAATAGCACATGTCATGGGGCTATTTATATAAAATATTATATAATTTTCTTCAAAAAAATTATTCCTCATCGACTAATTCTGGGTCTTCGGGGACGAGGAGTGCTTTTTCATCATATTCCATCATGATTTTTGTAAGCATCTCTCCGGTCCAATTTTTTCTGAAATCTATCAATGTCTCCCCATCCTTAGTGGTATATTCCAGTCTATTGCCTTTTTTCTCAACAATTCCCACCTTTTCAAACATTTCTAGCAATCCAGAATATGGATCCATTCCTGTCTCATACGGAATTTTAACCTGTACGCTCTCAAATGGCTTACTATATCTGCTTTTCATAACTTTACATCCAGCCCGAATCCCCGTTACATCGGATATCTTATTTCCATCAGCATCTTCTTTCAACTTTAGCTTTTTCATAGCAACTACAATTGACGATGCGAAAATAAATCCACTTCCACCAGATATCTTGTCATCTGGATCAAACATGTCCTGTGACGCATAGGTGTGGTTTGTGCAAACTACCGCAATTGGGTGTGGTGCAATTCGATTAACAACATTTCTAACCAGCGCAGTTAGCATCTTGGCCTTACGACCCATGTCGCCTTTCATGTCGCCTTTTTTGAATTGGTCTTCGTCGGTGGGCGTTAATAGCATGCCCAACGAATCTACCACAAATAATACTTTAGGTCGCTCATCATACTCCAAATCACCATAGTCGCTGTTATATTCTTCAACAAATTCATATATTGTTTTGGCTACGTCGTCAATCATGCTTACACCAATTCGAGTCAACCGTTCCGGAGACACATCAACATCCAACGCTTCTAACCACGCCTTATCCAATGCATTTTCCGAGTCTAACAACACAACATATGCTCCCTCGTCCTGTGCATTTTTAGCTAAATTTCCAGAACACACAAATGATTTACCAGACCCCGATTCCCCAGCAAAAACCGCTACTTTTCCGAATGGCACGCCCTTAAAAAAATCACCAGATATCCTGTAATTTAAGGTATAATTGCCTGTCGAAATCCAGTATTTTGGGTCATTAAAACCCAACGACACTCCCTTGATATTTTTCGTAACTCCTTTACGAAATTTATTAAAATCTATTGCTCTTGACATCTATATTTTCCCTTCATTATGATTATATTTTTTGAACTTTATGTGAAAACAAGCAAGCGGCCAAAAAAGCCGCCTGCTTTAGTCATTATATTAAGAACCCGTTCTAGCCTTCAATTTAGCCAAAATATCTTGGGAACTCATTGGAGGAGGATTCTCTGAAGGAACTTCGTCAGATTTTGCTTCCACTGTAGTTTCGGTGGATTCCATCTTTACTGTGGGTGCAGAATCATTGCTTGTTATTTTCGTGGAATCCGAGTCAGTTGTTGTATTTTCGGCATTATAACCATACGGCTTATAAAACTTAGACCACTTTGCTGGGTCATACATTTGTCCATTGACACTGGCCTCAAACATGGCCACGATAGCTTCCAGCGCTTCTTCGTCTGGCTTCTGGGGCAGGAAATCGGACAAGTTAAATAATCCATATTCCTCTATAGCCTGTAGCTGTTCCTGCGTCAGGGCCGATTCACGACGCGCCCACGCAGAGGTAGTATACTCTGCATACTTGCCAGTTTTATTTTTAATAACTCTAAAATCGACCCCATTATCATAATCTGTGGGGATATCTTCCATTTCAGGGTCTAGCAGTGCTGCTTTAACTAACTTAAAAAGCTGAGGAGCTAACACAAATCTCCGGATTGGATTTTCTGGAGTTTCTTTCTCACCAAGGCCGTCTTTCTGGACAAACCCTTGAAAAAGATAGCTACGTTTTTTCCAATACCGCCTAGCCATTTCATCTAGTTCTGTACTAAACCAAGGACGAATTTCCGTTAAAATCGGGCACTGTTCCCCATACATTTCCATACATGGCACCGAAATAGTAACCGGCTTAACTTCGTCTTCCCCCTTGATGCCTTCAAATGGAAGCTTAATCATTTGTTTCTCGACCCAGAAAAACACATTGTCACTGTCGCCATCGGGAAGAAAACGTAACGTAGATTCTCCGTTATTGTCGGGCAGATTCCAATGCGGGTAAACGGTGTTGTCAAATTGACCGGCGTTTCCGAGTGCGGTGCGGTCTTGGGCCATAAGTTTCTTGCGAATTTCATCTAATCTGTTCATTTTTTGTATCCTTATCTGTATTAAAATTATGTACTAATAAACTCAAATATCATACATAAGTACAATATCCAATGTATTTATTAATATGAACAGATTATACGCTATTTTATGTTATTTGTCAAGTACTTATGACTCTTCATTTAATTGAAACGCTTCTTCTTGGGCTTTATTGAAAATTTCTCGAACTACTTTTATTTCAAATTCATCCAACGACTGCTGCGATGCTATCTTTTCGCTTATTCTTCCCAAAAAGGCAGACAACGATTCGCTTTTCAGTGCATCGGCGGTTTCCCGTAGCTTATATGCTAGTTTATGCATTGTGTCATCAAATTCTAAAACCCTATTATATGTGGGAAGTCTTTCAAACATTCCTCCAGCATCAATTTCGCTTAGTATAGATGTTTCATAAATTTCTTTTTCTTTTAGAAGAGAATTAATAAATGGGAACAAGTCTTCAATACTATCATCTAACTTTTTGACAGTAAACTGATCTTTGATATCGGAAACATCTCCATCGGTATTGATCGCCGATTTTGCTGCTTCTTGAAATTTGCTATAATATGACGAATGCGTGGTTGGGGCAATAAATTTCTTTAAGTCGTATCTGGTTTGTGCTAGATTTTCTTTAACAAGGGCCACCGCGTCATCATTGCCTTCTATGAGACTTTTATTAGTGCGAGCATAGCGAAGAAACTCATTCATTTTCTTACAACGTTTGGAAACTTCAATAATAAATTGACCAACTTCATCATCATATGAACCACCTTCGTTGAGATGTCTGGCCATGGCTCTAGCGCCTAATACAAAATTATTAGGGAACATATGTTTTTCTTCCCCGTGTTCCAACGCAATACTTTTAATATTTTTAACTCGGGTTATTGGTACATCTTCCTTAACTTCCTTATGATGTGTGTATTTTAGCCTAACTTCACCGAGTCGTTGATATGAAGTTTTTCTAAACCCGTGTAATTTTCCTAATCTAGATTCTGATAATTCATTCATATCCTTGTCCTTCTGTGTCTTGGTAGTGAAAGAAAACATCTTAGGCTCTATTGTCTTTCCATATTCCTTCATTGTATAATTAAGTTGATATTCATCTGCGACCAGTCTGAGTGAATCAGTTATGGGCGCCAATGTGTCTTGGGGAGTTAGTGTAGATTTATTCACAACTATTTCGTCGTCGTCAATTTCGACCATATAATTGGGTTCGTCTACGAAGAACATGCGAGCCTGCTCTGGGTCAACAACTTCGTTGCCAGCTTCGTCATATGGCTTAATAAGGTGGCCGTTTCCTTTTAATATTCTAAAAATTCTTAGAGAAATAGTACTTA